GCCGGAGTTCCAGTTGCCGGAGTTCCTGTCGCCGGAGTTCCTGTAGCCGGAGTTACTGTCGCCGGAGTTCCAGTTGCCGGAGTTCCAGTTGCCGGAGTTCCAGTTGCCGGAGTTCCAGTTGCCGGAGTTCCTGTAGCCGGAGTTCCAGTTGCCGGAGTTACTGTTGCCGGAGTTCTTTAAACCAGTATTATCTTTACCACTATTAACAATCCCCAAAACCTCAATCCATGACAATTCACGTATCAATTCTATTTTATAGGTGCAGTGCTTATCACCATCTATTATAGGTGTTCCATGGTCGATTATTTCAAACACCCGATTTTTTGAATCGAATGAATAATAACCGAAACAATCTGCGGCAATGGGGCAGTAGTGAAACCCACGTTCACATATTTCTATAGAACCTTTATGGGTGTAAACTTTGTTTAGCTCATATTGAAATGAGCGGCAATTCATGTTTTCATCGGTTACCTTGTAACCTTTTTTAATTTGATTTTCCATTGTTTTGAAAGCTTTTAATTTTGTATGGAACAAATGTATAAAATAGTTTTTAAATACGCAACAATTATTTTTTAATAATTTTTAATTTGCAATTATCATTTATACTTTTTACCTTTACAGTCGTTAACCGGAGCAATAGTTCCTATACTTATTTTAAAAACCTAAAAAAGATGATGACAACAACTTACGGGGGCAACCCACGGTACTTGCACGAACTACCTGACGGAACATTTTTCGGTAGCCCGTTTGAATCGTTTTTACAGCTGGAATTAAATCAGCTATATCACGAAAAGCTACAGCGATATAGTTCGGCTTTCATCGGCCCCGATTATATTAGGCTTACGGTCGGCGGTAGCGTGGATGAAGTTGTGGCTTCCATTCGGAATATAGTAGGTTCGGATTATATTGTACACGGAAGCAAGTATGGTTTCAATAAAAATATAACAATAAAAGTTAAGCCATGAGTAATTTAATAACACAAGCCGCAGATAAAGCCATTGAGGACTTTAAATACCGTGAAGCATTCGCATTTATAGTCGGTTATATAACCGCTGGCAAGAATTTGGATCAGCCATTAAGCCCTAAAATGTTATTTCAGCGGGTTTATGACCATTACGGCATTGCACCGATACCTTCTATCTGCGAAGAACTCGGTTTAATTATTAAAGAGCCTAACGACACTAAAAAGTAAAAACCATGAACGCAAAACCACAAACATTAACCGTAGTCACTCCCAAAGAAAAGCCGACCGGGAAAAAGACAATGAAACAACTGACAGGCAGAAGATATGTTAAGCCTGTTTTAAACCCACCCGTATTTGGCGAGGAACTGGTTGACTTCAAAGTTAAAGGACTTTTTTGGATGGGTGTTAAACTTTATGAAAGATAAACCACTACATTATTGGTTACCACCTCGTATTATAAAGCTAATAAAAGCAGGCAACGTGCGGGTGTATAAGTCGTTGAAGGAATTTAAAGAACGTAACAATGGTGAAGAAAACCGATGCGAGAGATAAAATACTCTTTAAACATTATACGTATCGCGGCGGCGCTGAATATGTTGATATTATTACGGCAATGGAGGAATACGCAAACTATAAAATAAAACCCCTTTTAAAGCGAATAGAAAAATTAAAACAAAATGGCAAAATCAACTAACTGGACACTTTCAGATGCTAACAAAAAATAGAAAAAATGGATAATTGGAGTAAAGGTGACGTAAAGTTTAACTTAGGTAAAAAGCCTATTTCGTTCAGTATTTATAATAATCTCCCGAATGTTCCGGGGCTAAGATTAGAAGATGCTGTAACTAACTGGCTTGCCCGCACAGACGAATATACGGATGAATCCCTGTGTGCCTATATAATGAGCAAAGATATTAACCTGCGGGCTTATACGGCTTCTCAATTTGCTAATATACTTTTAGAAATAATGAAAGAAGAAAAACTTGAAGAAGATGGACAATAGCGAATTATCAGCATGGGCTAAAAAAGGCTATGTTGAATCTAATGGTAAACTTGTACGGGCTTCATCACTGGTAGTTAAAAATGTGAGTAAGTTGCCGGATTTAATGGCTGAATTTGGTGATACTACCTCTAAGATTTCAGTTAATAAGAAAGTCCGTAATGCAACTAAGGTTGAAGCCGATGGGGTGAAGTTTGATAGCCGTCTTGAAAAGACCATGTACGACCTTTTAAAAGGCGCAGGGATTGAGTTTGAATTTCAAAAGGTCTATACCCTTCAAGAAAAGTTCCGTTATGGTACAGAGGCTATTAGGGCTATAACGTGCCGCGTAGATTTTTACATACCTTCAAAAACGCTGCTTATAGATACAAAGGGCTATGCGAACGATGTTTCACCTATAAAATACAAGATGCTTAAAAATCTATTGTATGAGCAGTTTGAGGCCGGATATTATAACCTTTTGCCAAATATCGAAATGCCAAAGAACATCAAAGATTGCGAGGCGCTAATCAATAAACTAAAGTACTCAAATATTTGATAATAAGCAACTAAAATCGTAACTTATAACGTGAATAGATGTAAAATAATGGACGTAATTGAAGTAAGCGCCCTGTGTGTCACATTCCAAAAACGAATACTTCAATACGGTGGCAGACAAGCAACTTTAGAAGCGATAGAACAAGAGCAACAAACTAAATATGAACCACCAAAACCAAAGTTTATATGGCCTCAAACAAAATATGGCCGAGCAAAAGCAAGGATGACTTACTTAAAAAACCTATAAATTATGAACACACCAAATTTAGCCAAGGCAGTAATAGCTGTAATGACCGCCGTAAAGGGGATAGAAAAATCCATGACGGTAGGAACGGGCAATAATTCCTACAAGGGTATTGCCGATAAAGACGTTAAACAGGACATAGGAAAGGCGATGCAAGCAAACGGCCTGTGCATTCTTCCCATTGGCGTAGAAGCTAAAACGCAAATTGACCGATGGGAAGAAAGTTATAACGGTCAGGCAAAGCAAAAGCAATCGGTATTAACCGAAGTGGTAACCAAATACCTGCTATTACACGAAAGCGGGGAAAGCATTGAACTGGCGGGTTACGGACACGGCATTGACAGCCAAGACAAAGCCGCAGGCAAGGCAACAACCTACGCCCTTAAATACACGTTGCTTTACACCTTTATGGTTGCTACGGGTAAGATAGACGACACGGATAACGAGCATTCAGATACTAAGGATGTACCAAAGCCATTACCGGGATTATTGCCGGGGACAGACGCATGGGCCAAAGCTGTGGTTTACCTGTCCAAAGACGGAAATGTGGGTGAGATAAAGAAGAAATACTATATCGCACCTGACCACGAACAAAAGTTAATGAATGAATCACTTTTAGCAATTCAATAACATGAGCGCATCAAAACAGGGATTTCAGGAAATACGGCAAAGTGCCGGGGATGAAAGAGATTATTTACCCGCTCCGCAGGCGTTACAGAACGGTATCGTAACCCTAAAAACAATAGGGGGTGATGGTATAGACGAGTTAGCTAAAGAGTTCGTGGCGCGTTATACGGACGGGAATCACAGCCCCGCAGAGGGGTTGGCTTTAGCTAAGAAGTTAGGCGACTTTGTGGAGTTGGTAAAGGCTAACATTTCAGATAACGCCACTAATGAACTAAAGTTAGGAAAAGGCGAAAAAGCTACGGTAGCCGGAATGGTTGTTAGTGAGCAAATGGCAGGCGTTCGCTATGACTACACGGTTTGTAAGGACGTTTTATGGGACAAGTACAATAAGCTGAAAGGTGAACGTGAGGAGTTCTTAAAAACGGTCAAAGGACAGGTTATAACAGGCGACCCTGAAACAGGGGAAACATGGATGGCACATGAACCGTCTAAATCGGGTAAAATGACTTTGATATTTAAATATCCGAAGTAATGCCAGTTAGAAATTACGATGCCATTATCGAAAACGGTACTTACAATTTCGTACACAAAACTTATGTGCTACGGGATATAGCAGAATCCTTTGAAGATAAAGACAAAGTAACCATAACGATTAAAAGCCGAAGGAAGCCCCGGAGCTTAAAGCAGAACGCCTACATGCACATGTGTATGCAGATGATAGCGGACGAAACAGGTAATAGCTTAGAGCGCGTAAAAAGCACGTTAAAAGCGATGTACGCTAAAAAACCTTTACTGGATAAAGAAGGTGAGCAAATATTTGACCCGACAACGGGCGAAGCAGTATTTTATATTCAGAACACGTCTGATTTTAGTACGATTGAGGCTTTTGAGTTTACCGAGAATGTCAGAATGTTCGCACAGGATTTTTGCAACCTTTACGTACCGTTACCTGATGAAAATATTGAACTGCCTTTGAAATGACAGTTTTAAAAACAATTAGTTACGACCCTAAACTATGATTTACGCTATTATAAAGTTCTCACAGCCATTTAACCCACAGGTGGTAAAAGATATTTGCTTAGAATATAATATAGTGGCTATGGTAATGAATTTAAAAGAAAATGAATGGTGTTTAGAGACGGAGGATGCCGCTAACTTCTTTTGGTTCGGGTATGACTATCAGAAAAAGTTTTCAGACTGGTACAGGAATAACTCAATGGTGGTGCTGGACTTTAAAAGTAAGCAGTTTGGCAGTGAAAAGAAACGTTACGCTAAAAGAAAATGAACTTGCCTGACCATATAATTAAAAAGAATGACAAGTGGTATTTAAATACTAAAACGTCAAAGTACATTTCGGCTGATTACATCGAAACGTGGCTTGAAAATTATTGGAAATACCACAGTTCAGATAATGTTAAACCGAGATTAAGTTACGAAAAAAATATCAAATTAGCAAAGAAAAGATGGGATATATAGGGCTAAAAAAAGGAAAAGCCCCATCGGGGTGACGGAGCCTGAATCCTATTATGGACGTATGCTGTAACAAAAGTAACAAAAAATTTGCCAAAGTCAAAACTATTTTTTAAATTAGCATGTCGGTTGTATTCATTGTACCGACAGGACGTATGCTAAAGTCCGCACAAAAACAATAGTCGAAAGTCACGTTACAGCATAAATAGTCCCGCACTGACTTACAAGGTGTCAACGGGCGAACTGATGGGCACGACCGAGAGCTGTAAATGGTCAATCTAATAGGAGGTACGGGTTACCACCAAAGGGTATTGAAATAAGAAAACGACAAGTAGGCACGAATGGTGAAGGCAAAAAATAAAAAAGTTATTTTGATTAAACCATTAAACTCATTGAAAGGAATAAGGTGTTCCCCACCCCTATCAGGAGTATAGACCTTGCTTTGACTAATGATTAAAATATTAATTTTAAATAGCAATCTATTCACTAAACTTTAAAACAAAATGAACTGGATAAAAGCCACAGACCCGGACACATCGCCACCGCAGAATGATAATTACGATTGCTCAACTTATAAAGTTCCTGTTATATACCTGACATCTCAAGGGTATAGGGATATTAGCTGTGCATGGGCAGATGTGCAAGACGGTGATATACTTTGGTTTTGCGATGCTAAAAATTGTGACAGGGTTTTATTTTGGTTAGACAACGTACCTGAATGGGATAAATTATGATGTATTGTCAACCAACCACCTTTACAGGCTTACAGCCCTACTCTTTAAAGCCTAAGCCCTGCACTAAGTGCGAAGCTGTAATAAAGAGACGTGAACGCTTTAAAGCCAAACTAAAGCCATTTGTGGAAGTGTACGGGCGTGAAATGATGAATGCTTTTTACGCTTATTGGAGTGAGTTAAATAAAAGCGGTACAAAGATGCGTTGGGAACTGGAAAAGATTTGGCAGTTGAATTTAAGACTTTCGAGATGGGAGAAAAACCAAAAGTTTACAACCACACCTAAACAGCAGGCAGAGTTTTTAAACTACTACGATGCGAAGTTTGAAAAAAGTCTGACAGACGTAGATAAAATGAGATACACCCAATTTTTAATTAAATTAGGATGGATACAAAGAAAAACACATGAAGGCTCTTTTGCGGGCTGGATAAAACCTTAATAACATGGATTTAGAAATAACCAAGCCGATACATAACGGTGATTACGTAGAAGATTTCCCGCATGAAAATGGCATGTATATGCACATTTGTGTTAATTGTAAAGAGAAATTCTTAGGACATAAAAGACGAATTCATTGCAAGACGTGCGATTTAACCAACAGTCCAAGAGTAACATTTTCAGTACCGGAAATATATAGAGTAAAAACGGGTATCATGGCAAGTGACGAAAGTTACGGCTGTAATGGCGTTTTTATAATCCCAGTCAATTACGATGAACCCGGCGTGAAGTATTATCAATGCATAGTTTCGGATGGTATGGGTTGGCGACACGTGTCGGTTGTGATGGTTAATGAAAGGAAGGAATCATCAAACGTTTTGCCATCATGGGAAGATATGTGTTACCTTAAAGATTGTTTTTGGGATAAAGACCAATGCGTTGTTCAATATCACCCGCCAGAAACCGAGTACGTAAACAATCATAATTACTGTCTGCATCTTTGGCAACCGACCGAATTTAAATTTCCAATGCCTGATAAAATAATGGTTGGCTTATGAAGCAAATATGTTAAACCGTAACCCAACACCCGAAACAAAAGAACCTATGTGGAACACAGACAAAATACAAGCCTACTTTAAAAGAGAATTACCTAACGAAATACAACTCGATAGTGTTACCAAAATAACTAATGTAAGGCGGTTTGTGGATAGTCATATAGCAGTTTTAAGGAACAAAGAAACTAATCCTACCTATTTGCCCTATTATCACAGGCTCTTACAGCTAACCAAATTGTTATGAGATGGTATAATTACATCATTTCCCGCGATCTAAAAGCATTCCATACAGGCTATTGCAAAGACATTATAAAAGCCATAAAGATGCACAAGGACTTTCCGGGTATGGTATGGCCGCCACGTCCAAATCTATTAATTCATTTGGAAGCAAGTGCCACCGAAGATGAAGCGCGATGCAGATTAGAAGAAATAATAAGTTTAACCCACGCCCAAAAGATAAAACTGGTAGAAACGAACAACCCGGACTTTTTAGAGTTGCAGCCCGGTGTAAACATAATCCTTTAAAAATCACAATTATGACCACAGAGTACTTTGTCGGTTTACCGATAGCAACGCAAAAGGTTTTTTTAAACGATGAGGCAGAGCCAAAAAAGGAAAGGATAACCCAAAAGATTTTCGATAATTTTAAAGTTGATATTCTGTTAAAGGATAGTTCAATACGAACAAGGGATGCGGTTCTTGCGCGTCAAGTATCTATGTACTTCGTTAAGAAGCGCACAGCCTTATCATTAAAGCAAATAGGTGCTTATTTTGGCGGTCGTGACCACAGTACAGTTATTTATGCCATTGAGACCGTAAACGATCTTTATGACACTAACAAAGGCTTTAGAACTCGCATTGACGAATTAAATATGGTGGTATGAAATTAAAGGCCGGGACTGAATTTACGCGGAATGGAAAGCCCGTGTGGGTTGAACATGATTTACAGAATGGCTTTGTTAACGTTTGTGACGCCATTACAAGGCTACCAAGCGACAATTACGAAGTGGTTGGTATAGATACACTGTTCCCAAAAAATAATGGCTCTACGGGCAGGAAATTCGGCAGTACGTTTTTAAGAACTAGGCTAACACCCGAAAAGAAAAGCGAGAAAGAAGAAATGAGAGCTTTTTTTAAAAGCCTCGAAGTTCCTTTCAATTGTGCCGAATGTGGTAAGCCTTTATATGCTTATGGAGAGTTTGCTAAACGATGTGTTTCAGCACACATTTTGCCAAAAAATAGTTTTGAAAGTGTTAAAACGTGTGCGGATAATATCGTATATTTAGGTTGTGATTTGGTTGCAGGTGTATGTGATTGTCATACTTTTTACGATTATTCCGTAGAGAACAGGATAAAGATGAAAATTTACCCGGCGATAGTTGAACGTTTTGAAACTAAACTTAAACACCTTTTGACCGATAAGGAATTAGTAGACGCATTAGATTATTTAGGATTATGAAAATAGAACCTATAAGCACCGAGCTAAATCAGCAGTTGGTTGATTTACAAAGCGTGTACCGGGAAGAACTAAACAAAATGGGTATCCCTGAAAATTTAGAGGGTAAGATAACTAATCAGGTTGTTTCTACTAATGAAACAAGCAAGCATATTTATGAGGCTTATTTAAGCAGACTTAAAGCATTCTTGCGTTAGCGATTGAAGCGGCATCCTTTGCTTCTATCAGTAAAGATATAGCGGAAAGCGCGACCCGATAGGGTAACGCCCAAAAATAAGAAAAGGCGGCTATTTCTAACCACCTTCAATTTAAGGCACCAAAGCTCAATTATAGGACACTTTCATTTCAAATGGTACTTAGATACCACTAACAAGATAAACGTTAACTGATACGCTTATTAGATGCCTTCCTGAACAAATTAGTAAGGTCAAGTAATTCCTTAGACCAATTAACATTAATAAAAAGATAAGCAGCAGATACAATGAGTACCATACCGATAGTAAACTGTAAAAAGTTCATGCTGTAGCCTCCTCTAATAACCAGTCAATAATATAAACCAAGCGGTTTGATGGTTGATAATCTGCATCAAAATCCTCTGTTTCGTCGAGGTGGAGGTCAATTTTTTCCCTAAACTCTTGTAAGAGCATTTTTAAATCGTGTGTCATTTGTTTTTAGGTTTTTAATTGTGTATATTTACGTTAGTTAAAATCGTTCATTGAAATTAGATAGGGAATATGGTATAATTTGGTGTCCATTCTCCGCATAGGTCGCAGAGTATTTTAGCAGCTTTAATCATTGTTTCGGCTGTATACTCTTTGTCGCCAGTCATTTCCAATAGTTCAAATGCTGCTCTATTTTGCTGCATAACTTCACTAACAATTAAGTTAGCCAGTTTTACGGGATGACCTTCACTTTGCATGAAAAGCCATTTTTGATAAGCGGTTGCTTTCATCTTTTAAGCCCCCTGTAAAAATCCTGCTTCTCAGCATCGTTCATTAAAATGGTTTCAGGGTGGAATTCTTTATAAAAGTCGTCTGACTCTTTTTGAATATCATACAGAGCTTTAGCGTTTTTCATCCAAAAGTTTTGGTATGCTTCATCGGCTGTAACAAGTAAGAGATTGCCGCAATATTCGTTTATGTAGTTTTCGCAATCCTCGAAATCTTTCGGGAACATAGGTATATCCTCAATCTCGGTTGCCCCTGTTAATTCGTTTTCGTTATAGATTTTTTGTGTAAACTCTATAAATTGCTCGTCCGTGTCGAATTCCCATTTAACGCCGTCGATGTTTTCTACTGTGGTTTTCATGTTAATTTATTTGATTTTAAAGGTTTATTTGTCTATATTTATACAAAGTAAAATAACTGTTTTTGCTTTAGTTCTTTGACGTGTTAGTTAAGCCGTTTGTAATGTTTCAAATTCAATCAATTCGTCGATATAATCAATCAATTCGGCAGACCTGAAACATTCAGCCACTTTTAATTCAAGCTGTGTAAATTCGCAGTTGTTATAATCCCGGTCAGCTATTAAGCCGATGAAATATCCTTTAAGGAGGGACAAATCATTGGAAATACTTATATCTACAATCTCGGATGGTTTAATGTCCCTGTAGATGCATTTTGCGCCCGTGTACTGCATGTTTTCGCAAGAGCAATCGTCACACACCTGTTCGTCATCCAATTCAATTTTAAGGACTATAACGCGGCAATCTTTAGCTATTGCACAAGCAATTTGACCGCTTTCATTAGCCATTCTAAATGCCTCTTGTTCGTACTGGTCTTCATCTAAACAATTAGCTTCTCCGCATCCTTTAGGCTCCCAAAGATAAATAGCATCTTCCGAGCAGTTCCACAGCTTATTTTCGCTGCAAGACAGGCCATATTTTAAAATTGATTGCAGGTTATCTGCGCTTGTTCCGTGGTAATAAGTAGTTTTCATGTTATTTTATTTAAGGTTTTTAAAGTGTGTTTAGCGCCCTATTCTATGCATGACATAATGTAGTTTTCTTTTTATAGGGCTGTGAGAGTTAAATATAGTGATATAAAGGATGTTGATATAAAACGCGTTTACCTTTTGATTCGGTTATTTTAACTATACAATGGTCTAACATTGCGCCGCCGCCGTAACTACGTTTATTATACACAAGCAAGGGGATTTTAATGCTGCCAGTTGAGCGACCAACATAACCCGTAACATAGTGCATTTCATTCCAGTCACGCCCTGTTGACGTGTCGCCGTAATGTACGCGGATACGATAATTGTTTAAACGGGCATTTTCAAGTACATTGATAACATTTTGACGGGTTTCCAAGTGGTAAAAAGTCCCGTTAATTGATTGATATTGTTTTTCCATGTTTTACACCTGCTTATTTTAATCCGTTCAGGTTACGGGCTTTAAAAGGTTTTTAGAGACTGTATCAGGAATCGAACACTGATTAAGAACCATTACAGCCTGTAGGAGTTAGTTGATCGGCTCTATTCTTACATAAGTGCCGAGAAATAGTAATTCTGCTTTTAATCTTTGTGCTTCATTTAAAGTAAGGGGAACTAAATTTATTTTTTTGCTTTGGTGAATTAAGTTAAAAGTTTCCATAATTTTTAAGTTTTTAAGAACCGGGTGCAATCACGAATTGCCTGTTTTCTATAACCCGATTGATTTTCTCTTAATTGAGACACTTCAAAGAACAAAACCATCACGGCTCTTACCGCCAATTGCCCAACTAATTTAATAGTATGGGCTGGCAGACTGCTAAAGACTTAGCAGAACTTTAGAGTATTTTAATTAAATCTTCTCTTGTTTTATATAATCTAACTTCGCTATATGTACCACCACCACAAGCCGAGCCGTAAGAAGCTAACTCATATTCGATATTGATAAAGGATGCGCTTGCTAATATTCTGATATATGCAATTTTCCCGCGTGTTATTCTGTTATTATTCATAAAATAAACCACATCGCCTATTTTAAATTTGTTGTTTACTTTCATGGTTAATAGCAGATTAGTGTGTTAATATCGTGGTTAAGCAGGGTACAAAAACCCCTGCTATCAACTGTGTAATAAATCTTTTTATATTGTGGCTTTCCGGCTACTATTTTAATAGCTTCGTAGTAATATTTGCCGTCTGCATCTTCATAACCCGGCTTGCCTGAATTAAGCCATTTAAGGTCGCTTAATTTATAGATGCAATTGGTTGGAACTGCTGAATCGTAGTAAAGACCTGTTTTAAAGTCAAATACTAAAGTTGTTTCTGTTGTCATTTTGCTAAGTTTTTTAGTTTTACTGTTTCCGTCGAACCGTTTCGACAATGCAAGTATACATACTATTTTTCATTTGTCAATACTAATTATGATTTATTTTATATAATCTTATCAAATAAAAGCTAAGTGACTGAAAATCAACCTAATTCTTTTTCATTTGCAAGTGTGAAATATTGTACTTATATTTGCAGTATGCAAGCAAGGGATATAACCAGTAAACTAAAGACGCGGCGCAAAGAGCTAAAACTCACCTTGCAAGATGTTGCTGACCTTACGGGTGAAACCAAACAGTATATAAATATCATTGAAAACGGCGCAAACACCAAATTAGATAAGCTAATCAAACTGGCGAAGGCTTTAAACCTCACTGTTACACTATCAGAAAACATAACCTACAAACCCGATTGAAGCCTAATAAACCCCTAATAACAAAGAGGAAAGCACTCCTTACTAAGTAATACACCCTAAATAAAGACCTACAGCCAACCAGAGGTAAAAAGCATACTAACTGTCAACCAACTACCAAAACCCCCTTAAATCGCCTAAAACACCCCAAAAACAACAAAATAAGACAATACCAGCTAAGGCAATAAGCTACACCAGTAAACAAAGTTTAGTATTTGTAAACAATCAAGTGAGTTTATTATATATAGTGCTGTAATAAGGCAATTGTTAGTTACTCATGGCTGTGGTTGACTGATTAAACAGCTTTTTTGAGTGGTGATGTTATAAGAGAGGCTGAATAAATCCATTTTATTAATGGTAATGCGTTAATAAGGACTAATTTGATAGCTTTATTCAACGGTAATAATCCCTTTTACAAAGAAACAAACACAAAATAACAACCCCAAAGCCTAAAACAATAGTATAACTTCACACAACAACATACTACATTTGTAAAATGAGGCACATTTATGTTATAATAGACTTAGATAGTAATGATTTACACGCGTATACGCGACTAACCAGCTTAACAAAGAAGCATAAGCTAAACACCCAAACGATCAGGAATCACTACTGTAAGCATCGTACGAACAAGTACAGCAATGGACTGGTAACAGTCATCAAACTCCCTTTGCGATAGGGTAGGAGGGAAGGTTTAGTAAGGCTAAACAAAGTTTAATTAACGTAATGTTTATTATCATACGTAATAAGCTGTTACAACCCATAACCAAAAGGTTATAATGAACACCCAACATTCACCTTTTCAAAAGGACACCAGACAATAGCTTTTTAGCTTTCAACTTTTATAAAGTTTTGTTGAGGGGTGTACCCATTGACCCCCCGGGGATGTTCCCAAAAGGTGTTGATGGGGTGGGAATAGGGGGTGGGTACTCTATACAGAGACGTACACCTTTTCTACAAAAGCACCCCCATGCCTTTTATTAAAGTACCCATATAAAAAAGAGTATATAAGATAAGAAGGGGCTTATAAAATAGTATTGTGTATCAATGATTTAACGATTTGTCCATACCACAACGTTGGTAAATACACCGCGATTGTTGGTATATACACCAAAGTCGTTGCATTATTTTTGAAATAAAGTTGCATTTTAAATACAATAGTTTTATCTTTACGGCATGGCTACAAAGCATTTCTTAGAGAGTAAAACAATAAGCCGTGTAGACCCGGAAACGGGAGAAATAGTTGAGACCGAAGTCAAAAAGCTGGTTAAGGTTAATATGGGCAAGCAGGAGGAATTTTACATGACCTACTGTAGTTATTTGAGTTCTCTTTATGAATTGACCTATGCCGACGATATAAAGCTCATGGTTAAGTTATGTGAGTGGGGTGAGTTCGATACTGGGGATGTTCAATTGACAAGCGCGAGAAGGCAGGAGATAACTGATACGATGGGTATGCACAACTCAAACATCTCGAAGTCTATTAAGAGGTTAAAGGAAAAGAATTTAATTGCGGGGGACAAGGGAGCGTTTAAAATAAACCCGGTTATCTTTTGGAAAGGCGATAGAGCCGTAAGAAAAGATATTTTGAAAAAGGACGGATTGAGCGTAATGTTTAACTTTCAGGTTGGGGAATGATTTTAGTAAAGGTAAAACGCTCGGCTCATGGTAAATCGGCATATGCGGAGTATAAAGATGTTGGTTATTCGCTACGGGTGTACATTTATCATAACAAGCCATGTACGAAAGAATATGGCGAATGGTTTTTAGTTTGCCACCAAACGGAGAAGGGCGAAAGGGAACAAAGAATTGTTTTTGATAATTATTTAGATTTTAGGAACTTTAGGTCGGAAAAAGATATTGAACTTAATTATGATGAAAAAGCATCCGGGGTTTAAAGCCGTAGCGGCATCAATCTCAAAGAAAAAAGGGGTTAGTAAAAAGAGTGCTGATGCTATTTTAGCGAGTGCATCCCGTAAAAACAAAAAGACAAGTTCTAACCCACGTTTAAAAAAAGTAAAGGGATGATTGAATTAGAAGTTAACGGTCGGAAGTTATTTTTTGATGATGTTCAGGCAAGACAACAACAAGATTGGTTAGATAAGCGTGAAAATCATGTGATGTGGGTAATGTCAGGCGGATTATTAGGCAAGAGGGACGAATCAGAACCTGTACAACAATGGCAAAGAACGAACTAATCATAGACCTTACTCAAGCAAAGACCTCGCTGACTTTTGTTGAGGGCGACCGTCCTGTACACGGCGTTACCCTAAACACCCTTGACGTAGAACAAGCTATTACCGACTGGATAACCGAGAACACAGAGTGGGCTAAGTTTTTTGAAGGAACACCTATATGACCTTTAGAGAAATAGAGAACGGCTTTAAAGACCAACTGACCGAGTGTAACGTGAACGAAACGTTCTATTTGTTACACCACACCGCCCGTCAGTCTAACCATAAACATCTGAACTTCGTACAGACAGAAGAACTGCTTGACCTTTTTATGAAAGTCTGGAAGGAAATAAAAAAAGGCCACCCAACGGGATAGCCTAATTTCACCTTACGAACCGCTAACAAGTGTAGATACAGACTCATTTACAAGGTACACATGGCTAATGCCTGAATTATTTTCAAAGTCATTAGTGTGAACGGCTGTGTTAATGCCCTGTGAAGCTGCCGGGTAACCGTGCTTTTGGTTTGTAGTAGCCGCCACTGCGAACTTGATCTGGTCGCCGGGGATAGCATACGTTGCTGATGGGGACAGGTTTGTGCTGTCTTTGGTGAATACGCTCACCGAAATAAGTTGTGCCATTTGGAATCGTTAAAAGAAGTCTTAAAAATTAATCGTTAATTACTTGTAAATGTAATTATTATTTGCTTATGTCAAGTACTCTTTTTACCTTTACTGACAGCAGAGTAATTTAGAATGAAACAAGAAATCAAAAACTTCCCGGCAGACCGTCATTCGTTAGTAGATTACTCTGCGGTAAACTCGTCGTTTGTGTCTGACCGGGTTTTTTAATTTAAACGCTATGAAATATACAGACGGAGTTGATTTAAAGGACCTGAAAAACATTTTAGCAGGAATGGGCATTCCATATAGCCCTGAAAGTTCAGCAATAGCCCAAAAGGCAATTAAAGAACATCCCGATGAAGAAGTAGCAGGCGCTATAATGCGATATACTAACTTATTTGAAACCATACCCGGAATTAAAAGAGAAATGGAAGAAACAGAAGAACAACTACCCTTTAAAGGAATATGCCTTTCAATGGTATTGGATGCCCGTATGCAGGCACTTGACTTAGCCAGAGAGTTAAACCAAGAAGGGGTTAACCTAAAAACAGCAGGTCAGGCAGAGATTTTGAGGGATGCAGAACAGATTTTTGGTTGGATGCTTAAAGATTTGCAGTAATGGCGCTGATTGTAATTTGCTGTTATGATACCGAAGAAAACGGGCGTTATGAATACACGGATGCAACATTGCGTTCACTTCAAAGAACAGTTGATTGGTCGAAACACAGATTGATAGTTGTTGATAATGGAAGTGATGAATCGTGCCGAGGAATAATCTTTAGGGGTGTAACGGCGATTGGAGCGAAATTAATTACACTTCCTGAAAATGTTGGAACAAGTAAAGGGCTGAACGAGGGTATGCGTCTAAGAAAAGAACATGAACACGTTTTGAAAGCAGACAACGATGTCGAATGGCTATATCCTAATTGGCTTGATGAGTTAGAAGAAGCAATTGAGCGAGACCCGACAATTGGAATATTAGGTCTTAAACGCAAAGACCTTATCCAAAACCCATATCATGAAAGCGAGCAATACCGAAGTGAATATAGGATGCTGCCACATGAACCGGGTCAGCGCTGGATAACCGTAGAAGCCACGGCAGATATTATGGGTACTTGTACTTTATTCAACTATCGATTAATTGACAAAATAGGAGGTAGCGCACAACCGAAATTATACGGCCTTGAAGATTGTCTCTATTGCCTTCGTTCGCATTTAGCAGGTTTTTATAATGCTTTCCTTCCTCACATTGAAATAAATCACCTTGACAGGGGAGATAACCCATACGTGCAGGTAAAACAAAGGCAGGCTGGCGAAGCATGGCCTATCTATCATGAATGGCACAAAGGATATATTGAAGGGACAAGACCATTATACGAAGAAATATGATTTTAGGAGACAGCGCAGAGTATGAATACCTTTCAGAAGCGGTAGCTTTAAGCAAAGATGTTGAGGGGATGTGCATAGAAATTGGTGTCCGGCGCGGTCTTGGTACTAAGACCATTATCGACGCTGTAAGGCAATATTGCCCACACAAAACCGTGGTTGCCGTAGACCCATACGGTTCAATACCATACGTTGGGCAAGAGCATATCGGTGAAATAAGGCTGGATTACGATAATCCTATGAAGTTTGATTGCATGGTTGATTTATGGAATTATGTTCGTGAAAATCCTGTTAATTTCAGGCCGGAATGCCTTACTGATTATGAGTTTTTTGATAAGTACCATGACGGTGTACCGAAGTACGACATAGATATTGCAATAGAAAAACTGTATAGTATGGCGCATTTGGATGGGCCTCATAATTTTGAACACGTAAGTACAGAAATTGAATGGTTTAATCTACGAATGAACGGCGGTTCGGTAATTGTAATTGATGATGTGAGTCCAGAGTATATTGATATTAAGCCAGTAAATGAACTGCTTGATTTTTTGGGATGGGATTTGGTAAAAGAAGGTAACAAGAAAAATCTTTATGTTAAACGGTAAACAGATAGCCTTTTTAAAAAAAGCCAAAGAACTAAAAGGATGTGGGGTTTATGAAATTTGGTCACCATCAAATAAGGTTTATATAGGGCAGACGACTAACTTTTTCAAAAGGTTTATGTCTTATTTTTCCATGCAATGCAAAGCGCAAAGAAAGTTATATAATTCATTTTTGAAATACGGAGCGGATAAGCATGACTTTAAAATTGTTTTAGTTGAATATACTTGGCGCTACGATCAAAAAAGACTTGATGAAACCGAGCAGAGATTAATGGATTTTTATAGAAACCACGACTATGAATTATTAAATCTAAGAGAGGCTGGACATAGGGGTAAATTTAGTGAAGATAGCAAGCAGAGGCTTAGTGAAGTAAAAAAAGGTAAAAGATTAGGTGAAGATAACCCCAATTGGGGTAAGGGTTGTTTTGGTGAGGCTAACGGAATGTTTGGGAAGAACCATTCGGCTAAATCGAGACAAAAAATACTTGATACAAAATTAGAAAGATACGGCGAAGTTTGGGCTAAAAATGCAGCATTAGCCGAGGAAAAGAGACTTGAATCTATAAAAAACTGGAAGAACAAGGTAAGTAAAAACATGACCGGCTCTAAACCAACGCCACGAAAGGTTGTCCAGCTTTCCGAATCCGGTGAATATATAAATCTATTTGATAGTATGTATAAAGCTGCTACTGCAATTGAAATACATCCTTCTCATATATCAAAAAGCGTCCGCAAAAACAAGTTTGCGCCTACAACCCGATTTAGATTTATGTACAAGGAGGTATATGAAGATTTAGTAATAACTAAGTTATTTATTGAAACCGGACTAATTCATCATATAGCCCTATGAACATCAAACTCATAACCGTAACGTCACATCCTGAATTAGCAGAGAACCTAATCAAGTCAGCCACTAAACACGGTTGGGATTTAGAGGTAATTAAAGTTGATTGGAAAGGATTTGGGACAAAGCTAATCGCCACGTACGAATACTTAAAAGCACATCCAGAAGTTGAGCAGTTTGTTTTTGCAGATGCTTTCGATGTTGTTGTTTTGGGAACCCCACAAGAGTTTGAAGAAAAAATACCTAATATAAATAAAATTTGGCTATCCACTGAAAAGGGTTTGTGGCCTCCGATTTTAGAACCGTACAGAAAATTATATGTAAGTCCATTTACGGATTTTAAGTTCGTTAATAGCGGGTGTTACTATTCTCCCTCAAAGCGATTCATAGATTTGTTTGATACTTTTGAACCCAAACAAGAAACAGATGACCAGTTTTGGTTTAATTTGGCTTATCTATTTTCAACTTACGGAAAGCATCAGTATTTTAACTCAATAGGAATAGATGAGAATCAAATGCTATTTAATTCTCACAGCCATATGGCAGAAGGTGAATACGGCTATGAAAATAACAGAGTTCAGATACTTGGAAACGAACCGATATTTATTCATTTTAACGGCAAAACAATAGACCTAATATTTAACGAAAGGATAAAGATATGAAACGTTTTTTAATAAGTTTTTCTTATGCTCTATTATTCGCAATTTTAGCCGTAATTCTATTTAAAAGATTCGATATGGGTCAATTTTTAATGGGATGGATGTCTTGTGTTGTTTTTTATACCGCGTATTCTGTAACTAAAGAGATTTTAGCATGAACCTACAACAATTGAAAGACGAATGGGCTAATGTGCCGGAGTTTCATAAAGCTATCCATGAAAGTTTCTGCGACTTTGTTAACGCTGACGAAAAGTTAAAGCGGCATCGTGATTGGGTAGAAACTAATATGTGGGGTTTTGGAGAACGTAGTTTTTGGTGGTTGTGGAAAATAATCTGTGATGAACTGCCTGAACATGCCGATGTATTGGAAGTAGGAGTTTTTAGAGCCGCGACACTATCCGTAATTGGTATGCTACGCTCTGATATATCCTTAACAGGTGTTACGCCATTAAACACAGCCGGAGACGTTTGGGAAAGCGACTATAGGGCAGACATAGACAAGATTTTTGACCTGTTCAACAAAGTAAGACCAACAATCATTCAAGGATATAGCCAAGAGGAAAGGGTTATTGAAATGGCGAGGCTACTTTCGCCTTATGATGTAGTTTATCTGGATGGAGATCATAGCTTTGATGGAACTTTAGCCGACTTTAACAACTACGCACCAATGGTAAAGGTAGGTGGCTACTTGGTCGTAGACGACTGCAACAACGATTTAAATTTCCCACCACAGGGTTTTTTCACAGGTATCCAAACGGTCACAGATGCTAAGTTAAAGTGGCTTGAAACACAAACGGACTTTGAATTTACCGCAAGTTGTGTTCACATTTCAATATTTAGGAGGATAAAATGATAAAGCTAATTTTATTATGGCTCGTAGCTGGATTGCTAATGTCCATATTCAGTTGTAAGAAACAGAATGCTTGCGAGGTTGGCGACACCTGCTTGGTCAAGAAGCATATTTTCAATGATGGCGCTTATCAGCCACATTCATCATTAAAGGCTTTAAAAATCAACAAAAAATATACCGAGTTGTGGGGTAAGACCTATTTAGATTGTTCTGATAGCCGGGACACCATTTGGAATTTTCCGCAGGAAGATTTATACAAAGTTGGAGAATGAGGAATCAACAGGCAAGACTTAACTTTTTAATCCGGGAACGAGAAATCGTTTTAAGGGATAACCCTCAATTAAAAGACACACCCATAGTAATAATACATGATATGAGAATAGAAGCATTGGAAAGGTTCTTGGGGCTAAGATGAGAAAGAAAATACTTTATTACCCGTTGGAGAAACGTGATTCGACCTCGTGGTGGCGGGTAGTGGGAATACTACCATTCATTTATCACGAAGATATTGATTTATGCGATATATCTGACACCAAAATATTTGATTGGACGGTTTTTTCAGGCGCTTCTGCATTACTAATTCAGCGTCCATTTGCCCAAGACCATTTAACGGTCATTATGGGTGCTAAAAATTCAGGATTAAAAATAATTACTGACTATGACGATGATTTAACGTGTGTAGATATGTTCAACCCCACGCATCAACTTTATCAGCAATTTCAAAATACTTTAAAAGAATGTTTAAAGCTGTCAGATGAGGTTTGGGTTTCTACACAGGCTATTTTTGATAGCTACAAACAGTACAATTCTAATATACATATAATTCCTAATGCCCACAATGATTATTTTATGCCAGTTAGCAAAAAAAGGGCATTTAATATGGATTCAAGGAAGGTTTTTTGGCGTGGAGGAATGTCACATTCGGCAGATGTGCTTGAAAAAGCCGATGAATTAATTAAAATTATTAATGAAAACCCTAACTGGGATTTTAATTTTTGTGGAAGCCGTTTTGAATATATTGAAATGCGTACAGGGGATAATCACAACATAGTTCAATATATGAGTATGTTAGAGTTTTTCAGGTATTTTAATAGTGAAAATCCCAACATTACTATTTTCCCATTAAGAACAACCCCGTTTAATAGGGCAAAAAGTAATATAAGCTGGATGGAGGCGACTTACGCAGGCTCTTCGTTTTTTGGAAATACCGATTTACCTGAATTTAATCAAAGTGGCGTATACCCAATATCAACACTCCCCGATTATGTAGGCAAAGACAGGCATGAAGCATTAGCTTATGCTAATAAAATTTCATGGGAACTTATTTGCGATACGCTTTTACTTTCCAACATAAACAAAATAAGACTGAACCGCCTATTGGAGATATGAGAGATAAGGCTACCCGTGAACGGATTGAAAGACTCAAGCAGGAGATTTTAGATTTAAAGGCGGAAGTTAAACGTTTAAAAACAAAGCCACACGGCCGCCCACGTAAGCCTGTTAAAGAAATAAGGCTAACCAAGAGCTTATCAACGTTGAAGCGAAAGATAAAAGAAGTACGGGAGCGTAAACCCCTTAAAATAGTCAAAGAGGTAGTTACCGATGCAAAGCTAATAGCTGACCTTAAAAAAGCAGAGCAGAAACTTGAAAATCAAGAAAAGTTCTATAAGTCACGAGAAACAGAAATAGCTTGGAAAGCCGTAAAAGCATGGGAGAGATTAGCAGAGCAAAAAATCACTACATTTGATGAACTGCGCCTGCTGAACATGGAAGGTAACTTTTGGCTGCGTGACATAGGCATAAAAAGAGCGCAGTATTTAAAGTTTGCCAAGCCCTATTTGGAAGCTAACTATTTGAAGAAAAACGAAAAGGGTGGCAGTTATTACGTCACCTACTTTGGTAAGGAAAGATTACAGGAAATAATGAACCATATTTATAATGAAAGCATCTAAAGGCACATACATCCTGTCAATCATTGACCACAAGAGCGAGTACGACTTAGGTGGTGTTACTATTCAAATTGAAAAGCAATACGAAAACAACCTGCGGGAGCGCAACCCACAATTAGGAAAAGTTGAAGGACTACCCGATGATAACTGGTTGAGCCTTGAAATAGGCGATACCATAGCCGTAAACCACTTTACTTTTTACGGGGATATAGGAAAAGACAAAAGTTTCACCCTGAAAGACCATTTCGAAATAGACGAAGTAAAGTATTTCCCCGCAAAAGCAAACCAGATGTTTTTCAGGTATAATGACGGCATTCCCGAACCGTTTGACGAGTACGTGCTTTGTGACTACTTCGAGGACGAGTATGAGAAATTTGGCCTATACCTGACCAGAAAAGGCATACGATGCACCCACGGAGAATATGCCGGACAGGAGGTCTACTGTCTTAAACACTCTATGTATGCTATTGAACTGGACAAGAAAGTATTCTACAAAGTCAGGAAAGACGAAATAGTGATGGTAGGCGAAGAATTAAGACCGGGATGGAATATTGTTCAGCCCTATCCTGAAACGTTCGTAGACATCATTGGATGGACTCCACCGAATAACCACAGGGCTAAGTGTATAAAAGGCGATTACGAAGGACAGGATATACAAGTGTTCCGAGGGCAAGGCGTAGAATATGAAGATTACAGGATTATAGACGAAGAAATGATATGTTTTGAACTATGAACAGACCCGATTTAAAAAAAGCAGATAAATCCACTTTGGATTACATAGAATACCTTGAGGGGTGTTTGAATGGCGTTGACGAGCTTTCGTTAGCACTTCAATACGCTACCCATATCTTAGCAGGTGACATTTACAAGCTATGCGATGGTACTGGTATTGAAATGAAAGAAACCGATGAGGGCGTAGAGTACATCAACCACCTGTCAATCCTTAAGGGAAGCCCAAAAGACAAAACTTTTGACCAATTAATGGATGTTTTTACTAACTTCGGAAGTAAAATAATGGCTGTTAACAAAAATAACAAGCCACAAGCCCAAGAAAAAGGCAAAATAGGTGTAAAACCGGGAGGAAACCCGTTTGAACACGTTATAACCGAGGTAAAAAGGAATGGCAATCCAAGAATTTGATATTTATGAAGGGCTTATTTATAAAACGCCCGAAATCCCACCTATAGAATCAATTCGAGGCAGTCACTTACCTAAAGAAGACCAAGTTTGGTACAGGGACACCACCTATCTAAAATTCAATTGGAATGATAACCCCAAAAACGGCTCTGTTTGGTGGGAAGAACCCGAACCGGGTCAAATTGAATGGTACTATGAAGAAATAAACCGAATCCTTAATGGCGAATGGATAATGATTAATGGCGTACCCACGTTCCTTAATCTATTCGCTTATTTTTACCATGCTTGGTTTGTTACGAAGGAAGGCGTATATCCTGAATACCGGGATACGTCACTATTGTTCTTTCGTTTTGTTGAATTGGTTTATGCCAACCCCAAATGCAGGGGTGGCAATACGATGAAGGGACGACGAAAAGGCGTTTCCACCATGTGCATGTCTATTATGCTTCAATTTGGTCTTATTAAGCAAAATACAGAACAGGGCATAACATCTAAATCAGCCGTCGATGCCGAGAAAATTTTCAAGCTAATGCTTGTCAATGGCTATTCTAAATTGCCTAACTTTTTAAAGCCTCGTCTTAGCGGTAATGATTTGCCTGTAAAGACCATGCACATAGTTAAACAGTCAGGCAAGGTTACAAAGGAAAGCCAAACAGGTGCAGAGAAAGAGGGACTAAATAATAAGATAGAATGGAGAGCGCCGGGGCTAAACGTATTTGACGGTGACGGCTTATGGTGTTTGCTTCTGGATGAAATTTCCAAATGGGAAGACGTAAATTGCGATGAGTATTTAGAGATTGCATTGAATATAATCATTGCTGGAAGGAACATTGGAAGGATTATAGCCATTACGACTGTTAACAGGGGCGACAAGGGCGGAACGAGGTATAAGATAGTTTGGGATAACTCAAGTCAGCTTAAAACAGATGATTTGGGGCAGACTAACAATAAATTATTTCGCTTATTTATGCCGGGTTACATGGGTGGCCGTGAGGGCGGATGGATTGATAAATATGGTAATTCAGTTTGGGACACACCGACACCTGAACAAACGGAATGGTTAAAGAACGACCCGAACACACTTGACCCATATATCGGTTGTAAAGCCTATTGCGAACTACAACGAAAGTTAAAAGCTAACGACCCCGAAAAGCTACAGGAAGAAATACGAATGTTCCCCTTTAATCCAAAGGAAGTATTCGATAGCGCAAACAATCAATGTCATTTCAATACTACAGACTTAAATAACCAAAAGGAGCGTGTTTTAAGCCGTATAGAAGCAGCAAATCCATACAGGATAGGATTATTCAAAAAAGATGACGCAAGCGGCAGAGTGGAGATAAGAGACTGTAAAGTAGACGACCCTAAAGGCTTCTATTGGTATTTCCTCGAAACGTTGGATAGGGATGAGTCAAATAAATGGGTTTGGCAGGGAGGGCAAAAAACCCCGAACAACACAGACTACGGTGCGGCAGGTGTCGATACGTTTTCTAATAGCGAAGCGACAGCCGAAAAAGGCTCTGATGCCGCAATAGTCATTCATAAAAGGTACAACGCTATCGAACCCGAAGAAAGTGGTATGCCCGTTGCTTTCGGAGTGGGTAGACCAAAGAATAAACTATTTTTCCACCAACAGTTATTTTGGGCTTTAGAGTACTACGGGATAAAAGCTCTTGTTGAACGTGCGCCTACGGACTGGTTTGACTATGCAAAAGACAATAAACTTTTAGGCTACCTGATTAAGACAAACCTTAAACTCAATGGGCAGGAAGTTTACGGCATAGCCCCGCAAGATAAAGAGGGTAGAGAGCAGCATTTAACAGAAATGGTTGAATGGGCAGATAATAATATCGAGAAGCTATGGTTTTTACGCATCATAGAAGATATGTTTGAATTTAACGTAGATGAGCGAACGCTGTTTGATGGTTGCATGGCTTTTGGTTATGCACTAATGGGCTGTAAAGACAAATACAGGCGACCCGTTATCCCTGTTAACGAAGCACAAGTGGTAAGAATTTATAATTTACGTGAGAAATATGGAAAACCATCTTACGGGAGATAATATCGAAAAATTTTCATTATTACAAAAAGTTATATAGATTTATATCCAAAATAAAAAGATGGTTGATAATGGCACTTACACCAGAGGACAGTTTCCGAGTCCTTTGTTGCCCCGAAAAGAAATGGATAAACCCGAAACAGGTCGGGCAGTAGGAAGTGCTATCTATCAAACATCTGTTCTCGGGAGCAATAGTTACTACTTCATAAGAAACCAACAATTCGCAGAAAATCGTGTTTTTGGAGCAGGTAAACAGCCATTTCAAACGTATCTTGACCTATTAGGAACAGACGGAAAAGTGTCCTACCTCAACCTGGACTTCCACCCGAGGCCAATAGCCCCCAAGTTTCGTGACATCCTAATCAACGACATCATGTCCCGTATGGAAAACGTGGACTGTACGGGTTTGTCGCTTGAAATACAGAAGCGCAAAGACATGAAAAAGACCGAAATGGCCTTTCAAATGGAGCATGGGGATTACTTACAGCAGATACAGCAAAGCGCAGGGGTACAATTAGCGCAAAAACAAGACTTCATCCCCGAAAACGAGGAAGAACTGGAACTTTGGGACAACCTAAAACCTAAAGAAAAAGAAGAACAGCTAATGGAATGGGGTATAGACTTCATTCTTTATAACAACGACTGGAACTCCATCAAAAAAGAAGTGACAGGTGACTTAGTTGACACAGGGTTAGGTGCGACACAGACTTACTTTGACGGGAGAAAAAGAATAAGGGTAAAAAGAGTAAGGCCGGAATACATGGTTTACGGCACAACCAACACGCTGAACTTTAGAAACGTAGCTTACATAGGGCATTTAGAAAGGCTTTCGATTACCGATGTGCGCTCTATGTACCCGAATACGCCTGAAAAAGACTTGTACAGGGCGGCTTACCAAAACCGGGGACTTTATGCCAACCCCGACCAACTAACCGACTTTATTCAGGACTTTGAAATAGCCTACACCCGACCTTATGACAGTTGGCTCATAGATGTAATGTTCTATGAGTACAAAGTAATGAAAACTATCAACTACGTCAAGGGAAAGGATAATAACGACAACCCAATTTTTGATCTGAACCGCAAAACAGACGGAAGCAACCCCAATAAAAAGACCTTTCAATTCCAAATACCAACCATCTATAAAGGCGCATGGATGATTGGCTCTGACACGATGCTTGCGTGGGGCGAAATGGAAAACCTGATAAGAAGCCGGGAAGATGTTGAAGATGTAAAGTTCTCCTATTCGCTTTACATGCTCAACAACAACGGGGATATGTTGCCTACTTCTCCAATGGAAATGATGCGCTCAAGCATTGTGCAGATGGATTTGGCGATACTAAGGATGCAGAACGTTATAGCCTCAACCCCGCCTAACGGTATGAAGATGGACTTGGATGCCATTACCGAACTTGATTTGGGTAAAGGTATCGGTAAAGTCGGCCCACTCAAACTAAGGGAACTATGGATGCAGACAGGTGACGTTTACTACTCATCTTCTAAGATTTCAGGTGACAACGCCAACCGTAGTCCTATTGAGCAAAACATGAATGAGTTGGGGGATAAACTCAAACAGTACATCGAGGTATATAATTTTGAACTGAATTGTATTAGGGACTACTTAGGCATAAACGAGGTAAAGGACGGCTCACAGGTCAACCCACGGATAGGGTTAGGGGTGATGCAAGGGCAACAAGCAGCCTCAAACTTGGCCACAGCACACATCTACGGCGGGTGGGTGTCACTGATGACCGACACCTGCGAAGCAGCGGCGATACTCTTTTGGGATGCACTCAATACCCCAGAAACCAATGATATGTACATTAGGTTGCTCGGTAAGCAAAATGCCGACTTCTTGCTGTATAACAAGGAACTAACAAGGTCTAACTACCTGACTAAGATAAGCGTTAATATGTCCACGCAGGACAGGATGTGGCTCAATCAACAGATAGAAGTAGCATTGGCTCAAGGTAAGTTACAGTTAGAAGATGCTCTTATGGTCAATAAGTACGCAGCCTTTAACATTGAGTACGCCATACGTTACCTTTCCTTCATGGAGAAAAAGCGTACCCAAATGGCACAGCGTCAGCAAATGCAGTTAGCGCAGCAGCAACAGCAGGCTACCCAAAGCCAAGCTGATTCTTTAATGCAACAAAAACAACAAGCAGAAATTGATAAAGATAAGAGAGATGCAGCTAAGATTGAAAAAGAAGCTATTAATGACCATAAATTATTAATACAACAATTAATTAATGCTGCACTTTTAGAGCAGCAAAAAACCGGACAACCACTTCCGGATTATGTTCAATTAGCTATAAACGAACAGTTAAAAGGCAAAGTTTTAGAACAAGAGGCACAGATAGAAGCCCTTACTGACGCATTAGAAATACATGATTTACAAATGACGCAAAATATAATACAGCAACAAAGTCAACAGTCTCAATCACCGGAAGCAGTTAATCAACAACAGCAAGCGCCGGGGCAGCAAGCGGCTTAATTATATTTAAGTTTGCAAATTCTCCACGATACTTAACCGCAGCGCTATTATATGCGAGAGCTGCTTTTTCTTCTATTTTAAATAACCCCAGATAAACATTTTTACCATCTATTCTAATTTGACTTCTCCAGCATGTGCTATTGGAAGATTTAAATTTGTAAACCCCCAAATATTGAGATGAAGAATTTCTCATGGATGTTCTATTTTGAGCGTTTTGAATGCGAGATGCTGCTCTCAAATTTTCAATCCTATCATTCCCGCAGTTTCTATCTATATGGTCGACGTTTTCAGGTAAGTAGCCGTAATGCCATAGGAAAATTATTCGGGAAGCAATAAACACTTTGCTATTTAAATATACTTTGCGCCTACGCTCGTGCCTTTTGGTGGAAAAATAACCCGCCTCATCACCGGGATTTTTCTTGTAATTACTACTTATTATTTTCCAATAAAGGACTCCGTCTTTGTAATCAAATGTATTCCGTACCAGTTCTTGTGTAAGTTCCATAAAAATAAAAAAACCTATTAAGGGTTCAACCGATTGCGCCAGTCTCCCCCAAATAGGGTTTTAATGTTTTTGATGCGGAGCGCAATTCCGAATTACAATTCAAATATAAGTAATATCCTACTAATTTGCAATAGTTAACGTAAAGCCAAACTATGTCCATTAACAAACCAAAGTATAGCACCCAATATCACCAATAGGATAATAATGCCTTTAACAATGGTAGGAATAGGCCAAATATACCGCTCGAATACCCAAAGTATGAGTGCGACAACCCCTAAGAATATCAGTAAGTAAAGAAGTTGTACGAGGATTTGCATGGTGTGATAACAAAAAATAATGTCAAAAGTTTGGACATTATTACTTTAAGTTATAGATTTATACAAAAATTGTCAAAATATGGCTTTGTCGCAACTTGAACAAGAATACTACAACGACCTTTTAGCACCACCAATTGATGAAACAATACCACCCGCAGACGACACTCCGCCTGCCGATGATACCCCACCAGTTGACCCGCCAATAGATACTCCACTTGCTGACGAAATACCGCCAGTCGATGAAGTTCCGCCCGTAGTAGTGACTCCACCAGTTGTTACACCGCCCGTAGATACGCCTTCGGTTTCAACCAAAAAATACATCCCTCTCGAAGATGAGAAAACCATCTACGACACTTTAGCTAAAAAGTACGGGCATGAAAGAATGAAACCCGAAGAAAAGGCTTTAGCTTTTATAGCACAGCAAAATCCGGGTTTAGACGAAAACGAAATACTATTTATTGCGGCAAATGACTACGGTATAGGCGTTGACAAGATTAGCGACGAAGATTTAACCGACGAACAGATATTAAACCTTAAAAAACAGGAAATATCCCGTAAAAAGCTAATGTACCAAGCCGACCAATTCTTTAAAGAAGAAGCCGGAAAGGTAGAATTGCAGGGATATGACCCGCTTGACCTTGACCCTGACTATAAATCTTATCAGGAAAGGCAAATTCAGGCTCAAAAAGACGAAGAAGAACGCAGTAAGAAATTTAACGAAATATTAAACGATATCCAAACTACCGCCTCATCATTAGCGGAACATACAGAAAAGGTTGAAGTTGACATCGACGAAAGCAAGTTGCCTTTTGATTTAAACTTTAAACTGGACAAAACAAAACAAGATAAGCTGTCTGACTATGCACAACGGTATTCGCCGTCTGATGCAGAAGTTAGTCAATTCACAGACCCGAAAACAGGCAAGTTCGACTATAAGGGTTACCTGACTTATCTTATTCCATCTGTATTTGCCCGTGAATTACTAAAAGCAGGCGTCAAGCAAGGCATCACCACAGACCGCGAAAAATTCATCGAAAAGGAACTCAAAAATTCCACGTTAAGGAATAATGAGGCTTCCAAAGTAGTGGATAAGGAGTTTGATTTGGTTGATGCGTGGACGTTTGGTAAATAATTAACAAAAAACGTCGAACTTAACAACTTAAAAAAATGGCATACAACAACACAGGCCAGAACCCATCACAGGTTTCTTTAGCCAATATTAATTATCAGTACGAATCTGATTTATCTATGCTCGTACCGCGCGCATACCCAAAATTCATTAACCAATTCCCGTCTTTAGCATCTAAAAACTACATCGTGATGCGTGAAGGACAGGGCGATATGGTTTACACAGACAACAAGACCTTTTACTTCTGGACTAAAAAAGGAAAGAACGTTCCGTCATTCAAGGTATCAACTTTGGTAGCTCCCGGCACACCGTCAGGAACCATCACTTGCTCTACCGCTTATCAGTATGACAGCAACACTCTTTCCCCTTTTGGTAACGGTTGGTATTTCTATAACGATAGCACAGGTCAAACTATTCAGTTGACCAACGTGGTAAATTCAGGCGGTGTTACTACTGCTACCGCCACCACAACTGACGGGAGCAACCTTTCTATCGCTACTACTGACCTGATGATATTTGACGCTACGGTAGTAGGTGAGGCTTCCGGTTCACAGACCACAATGGCAACCATTGACGTAAAGAACACCAACTATTGCGATACCATCAAAAGTACGCAGACCTTTACCGACTGGTCGTTATTCGAGCGTTTGGACATCCCTAACAATCCCGCAGGTTTCGATAAAATCCGCTACCGCCAACAGGCAGATGAGCGTGATCGGTTCCTTTATCAGCAGGAACGTTTGCTGATGTTCAACAAGCCTATCACCAACATCACCGGGGTAACCGCACAGCACACAGGCTTATTGCCACAAGTGCAGTTAGGCGGTCAGACTGACACGACCTCAACCATCGTTAATCAGGCTTACTTCGACAACTGGCGCAGGCTTATCGACGCACAGGGTTATTCAATGGAGTACGATGCTTTGCTAAACGTAGAGCTTCGTATGAAGTGGGAAAACTTTATACAGTCAACCTATAACAATGGTTCGATTGTGTATTTGGATTCACCTGCTTTCACCCACGGCCCTGCCGATTTGAACAGGAACTTCCAAGCCTACAACTTCCACGGGATTAAATTGAACTTTATGACCTACGATTACTTCTCAAGCGCCAACATTGCCGGACAAGTTCCGAACTCTGGCTTGTGGAACAACGCCGTATTGTTCATTCCAAGAGGTGAGGGTATTGACCCTGCTACCAACGTAAACGTACCACGTTTCAGCGTAAGGTGGCAAGGTGTTGACGAAGGTTCAAGTGCTATCAAACTTCGTTTGACTGGCGGTCTTGCACCTATCGCAACAGACGACATCGAACACTTAGTTGTATCAACTGTAACCACAAAAGGTTTGCAGGCATTTGGTATCAACGGCTACATGTTCGGTCAGTTAGCTGCATAATATTAAGGGGGCGGGAATTAACTTGCCCCCTAATTTTTATAACATGAATGATTTAGCACTCAAGCCCGTAATGGGCAGACCAAAAAAAGAAAACGTTCCGGTAGAAAAAAAGGAAGAAAGGCTTGTTGACGTAGGTTTTGAGATAGACCCTGAAAAGGACTATATCTTTGAAACCATTAAAAAGTCGCCAAACCCACGCCACGAAGTATTAGCTTCTACCTGCCGGATATTTGACACCGAAGAAAAGAGGTACAGGGATATTATCTACATTCCTACCGCCCCATCCATCTTTAAAGAGGATTTGGACGAAAGCTGGGATGCTATACCCTCACCGCCACTATTCTTTTACCGCGACCAACTGATTATACACGGTCAGGATAAAAGAGGCATGGAGTATGTGATGATGCACTCTGACTACGAGTTCAGCCCTTTTAAAGTGTCGGGCAGGCAACCTAAGTTTACTTTAGTAGACAAAGAAGTGCAGGAAAAGATAAAGGCCAAAATACACGAGGCGCAGTTTAAGGCGCAGGAAGCCATTAAAAAACTTCCTATTGAAGATTTACGCCCTATCGCAAGAGTGGTGTTTGGCGTAACTGAAATAGCCGATACAGCCATTGTGAATAAAATGAATGAAATCGCCAAATCAGACAAAAAAGGAACAGGGAAACTTCCGGCAGAACAAATACTGGAAAATATCGGAAACCCTGAACTGGTAAGGCGCTACAATATACAGTCAGGCATAGACAACGGTTTAGTATTTATTGACACGAATACAAGTCAGGCAAGGTTCAGAGAAAACAACGTGTTTATCCTGCAACTAAAAAGCCGCGACTACGTGAAGGAACTGGTGGACTTCTCCAACACAGGCGAGGGCATGGAGTTTTATAACCAGTTGAAAAAGAAAATGAATTAAAATCTCCCTCCTCAAAGGGACTAATTTCATAGGTTTATAGGTTTAGGTTAGAGTGATAAGCTGCGAGAGTTTGTCACTTTATTTTTTTATATTTACAATGAGAATTTGGTTTTAGAGTGGTTAATGGAAAGCAGGTTTGAATGGCCTGCTTTTTTTGTTTTTAATATCTGAAATATTCTTTACATTTACTACGGTATAACAAAAAAGAATAATGGCGGTTTCGATTGATTACGTTCACCAACTTGTTTACGATCTTGCGGCTAAACAGCTCGCCTCGTTCCCAAGTCCGAACGATTTTAATAATTACGCTGAACTTGCATCCATAGACCTTTTTAACTACTATAACGACGAAAGAAACAAAGAGTTGATAGATGTTAAAATGGGGCAGACTATAAATATCCCTAACACACTTTCAGACTTTGTTGTTTATCAGGCCGTAATGGAGCAAAGCGGGAATGAGTTTTTATACCCCGATGATTTCATGTATGACTTGGCTTTAACAAACAGCGTATCGAAAGCAGATTTCAAAAAAGTTGACCCTGATAAGATATTCAACTATATCAACAGCACGATTGATGCGCCAAGTTTGGACTTTCCGATTTATATGCCCCTTGATCAAAGCAGGGTAGTGGTTTATCCTACGGTAATTCCATCGTTAACGTATCTTAGAAAACCAATAACACCCGTTTGGGCTTATACAGTAATAAATAATAGACCTGTTTATGACCCGCTAACAAGCGTAGACTTTGACTGGAGTCCGACAGAGGTTTACAGGCTTACAATGAGAATATTAAACTACTTTGGAATTTCTATTAGGGATACCGAGCTTATGCAAGAGGCACAACAATTAACCATAGGAGCAAGCTAAGATGGCATTAACTACGAAATTAGAGGTTGTTCAGGAAATACTATACGAGGTATTCGGGGGAATGCAATCCAACCAATCCGCTATTTCCGAAAATTTCATTTTGCGTAAGTTAAATGACCGGATAGCAGAAGCGGCGGTTAAGTCTGCTTTTGGCTCTTATAATCTCGATGGATGCGTTTGTGTTGATGATATATTCAATCTTACCTATTCAGCGTTAACATTGCTTACAGATAGCAATAACGGGCTTAAATATGTGGTACTACCAACGCAGCCAATAGGCTTACCGTCCGGAAGGGCTTTTAATGTTTATCCACCTAATAATTTGGGCGGTATTCAGCAAAGCACATTCAAACCAATTTCGAGAGGTGAAGTGACCTATATAAGAAGTTTACCGGTAATAAAAAAGATATTCCACTTTGTTGAAAACGGAAGGTTATACATCATTGATAATTACAATTTGAGCCAATATTTCCCTACGCTGAATATGACTGTCACTTCTTCGGGGGCAAATAACCTGACAGATATACTTAACTTGCCCGATGATATGATAGCCGGAGTCAAAATGTTAGTAATACAGGATTGCAAACAAATGATGATGTTAGCAGATACAACGCCACTCCCACAAAGCGATGCACCAGAACCAAGAAACTAAATGGAAAATACACTATCACCACTTATAAGCCTCGATGAGATAGTTAACGGTTATCTCGATCAACATCAAAGGCCACAAGGCCAATACAGGCGCATATACAGCATTGCTATTCGTGGTTATAGGTTATTCTACCGTGATAGTTTAGGCTTGCCTAAAAGCGTTACATTGCCCATACAGGCAAATGGTGTAGCTACCCTACCAACTGATTTTATGAGTAAGATACAGATAGGCGTTTTAAATGAAAGGGGTGAATTTGCTTCGCTTGTAGAAGATAATAACCTATCGCTTACAGATGCGGTTTCTTCGGACAGGCTTAGTCAAAAACAATACCATACCCAATACGATAACACCGATTATATTTTAGGTTTCGAGGACTTTAATAACGGAGTTTATCCCGGTTGGGGTTACGGTCAATTAGGTGTTGGTGGGAATAACCTTATTGGAAGCTACCGTATAGACTACACCGACAGGGTAATTGTACTTAACTTTCATTACAGGCCGACAAACCTAATATTAGAGTATTTGGCTATGCCGACCAATAACGGGGAATATGCAGTACATCCTTTCTTTCAAGAGGCGCTAATAGCTTATATCAGGTGGCAGGACAGCGTAGGTAACAAGACTATTGGGATAAGCCAACAAAGGGATAATAAGGCTATTTATGATATGGAGTATAAGAATGCAAGGAGAGCCATGCAGCCATTCGATCCGTCCGATGCTTCAAATCAATATCGTAAAAGCCAACGTATGGCCGTAAAATCATAATACGATGTGCGCGGTAATGAAGGATTTCAAGATGTTCCAAGCCGGGGGTTTGGATTATGATAGCGCAGTTGAAGTCCGTGCTAAAAATGATTATTTTCCAGCGTTTAACATTCGCCCTCAAGGGGTAGCAGGCTTAGACGAGGGGTATATAGCTAACATTGAGTCTAATCAGCTTCTTTCAGCCTCGGTAGCCCCCGGAATATCCCGTTGCATAGGTTCAGCGGGTTTTGAGTCAGCAAGGTTTGGCGTGGGTATTTATTTTAATTCAGCAGGCTATAATCAAATAAGGAAAGTTGACTACGATACCGACACGGTTACTACGATTGATATTTCAGCGTGGCCTTTAAGCCCTCAAAACTACGTCAACGACATTAAGTTAGTCAATAACGAATTTTTGTTGATGAATGACGGACATAACCCACCATTCTACGTTAACCTACCTGCACTGGAAGCAGGCGACTATGGGGAAACAACGGCAACAGACTTTATGTTAGCCAAGCCGCAGCCGTGGTATCCTGCCTCGGCTTCTTATAGCGATGACGCAAGCAGGGCTGTAAATCTTCTCAATACCAAGTTATTCAGGTTCAGAACACAGTTTATAGGACTTTATAACGAACCAAGTATAGATGGGGTTATTTCACCGCTATTCATCCCCGAAGAACAGTCTACACCGAGGGTCGGAACAGACGTAACCAAAAATAATAATCTAATTATAAAGGTTGACGCGGGAACAGACAGGGTAAAGACTTTGGTACTTGACGGGCAATACGGTGTAACGGATTGGTTTACGGTCAGGACAATAGACCGGGCAGATATACTTGCACTTCCTTTAAATATCGACATACCTACGCAAGTTTACGAGGCATACGACCCTGCTACAAACCTCTATACGTTCGTCTTTTATAACGATGGGTTATACGTAAACAAACCTGTACTTGAAACCGACCAACAGTATTCTAACGTTCCTATTACCGCAGGGGCATTAGAGATACTCAACGGCAACCAAGTAGTGTTTGGTGATATAACCACAGGTTATTACAAACCCGTAATAGACGTTTCGCTAAGCGCCACAAACTATAATCCCAATTTAAGCCTGCCATTTACCGATTCAAGCCCGTTAAGGCAACTAATTGTTAACCCCGGTCAGTCAGGTTCGGGATTAGGCAACCACAAGAGGTTAGTACAAATAGAGTTTACAGGAGTCGTTCAGCAGGGAGATATATTAACCATCGTCATGGTTGACATACGAAACGCAGGGAATACACTGACTTATGTTTTCCCTTGTGACTTCGCAGAAAGCGGGGACACGGCACTATTTATTACCAATTTAGCCCCTGAAATAGCAAGCACAAGTGTTTACACCCCTACCGACGGTTTTACCATAGGTTTGAATATTGTAACGCAGCCTTTCTTTACGCTGCAATCTTCGACCATAACATTATTTAACCCCGGCTCAACTGTATTTAAATCCATACATGCTTTAAAACTTAACTCATCCTATCAATTAGCTTTTGCGGGTTATGATTATTTCGGCAGACCTTTCCCTATAGTGACGGATGCCAGTTGGATATTAAAAACTAACTCTTACGGGCAGTCACACGGGGCAACGCCACAATTCAACTGGAAAATAAACACGCCAACCGCGCCGGAGGGGATGTATACTTACCAGTGGCTTATATCGCAAAATAACACCCACCTGCAAGACCTGTATATGCTTGCTTCCATAATAGCCTATGAGGGGACATGGGATGCCACAGCAAACACCCCGACGCTTGCAGCAAACACAGGAACTACGGGTTTCGTGTATAAGATTACTGGCCCCGGCTCACAGAATTTAGGTATGGGGGAAACGGCCTATATGACTAACGACTACGTGCTTTATAATGGGTCGGCATGGACAGTTATCCCGGGAAGCTATGGTGACCTTTCAGATACCACAGCCTACTACTTTTACCTGAACTCACTTCAAGCGTTTAACGCAAGGAACAATACCTCTATTTTAAACTACGACTACACGGTTAACGACAGGTGTACTTTAGCCTATTATGATGATGCCGGAAATATAAACTACTTCGACGGTGTAGTAAACCCGATTGTCGATGTGGCTGTTTTGGGTTATGATGCCTCGGTATTCTTTCTAAAGGTCAATAAGGCAAGTGGCTTTGACTCATCTACCATTGTAGGTAAAAATGTGATGCTTGAACTTTATACGCCAAAATCGGTTCAGTCAAGCCCCGAAGCACAGGTATTCTACGAAACAGGTGTGGTTTATAAAGTAATAGATGGCCAGTACGAAACCCTGCAAGGTGTAATAACAGACGGTGACGCCTACTTTAAAACAAGGCAAATCCCCGGCTCAATAGACCCAAATACCACTTATTCAACGGTTGTTGAAGATTTTAACTTCTCTGATTTTTACCCGTCAAGGTATACTTCCTACGGCAGACCGAGAATAATTGATGATGTTTTAGGCAGGATTAGAAAAATAGCCAATATCATTTACTCACAACAGTATATTGTAGGCTCAAAGAATAACGGGCTTCCTGTTTTCTACGTAGCAGACGTTTATGGCGAAGCAGGGGGACAAACCTCATCTTCTTACGGGGCTATTGTTAAACTTATTCAGATAAACAACGAATTAATTGACCTGCAAGAGTTGAATCACGGCTCTATTCCGGTTTTTATTAATATTATCGAAGATCAAATCGAACAGCAGAATGTAGCCATTTCTGAAAAGATACTCGGTAACATAAGATATACCTATTCAATTCACATTGGGGTAGGCGTAGCCAAAGAATCCATTGCCGTTTACAACAACATCATCTACTGGATAGACAGCAACAGAAGCGAGCCGATAAGGTGGAATAGCGCAAACGGGGCTATTCCTATCAACGAGAAGATGTCAAAATACTTTAGGCAAGTACTGGCAGCGGCTTACGCAGCCGGGCTTAAAGTTATTGGCTATTACGATATTTTCAACGACGAGTATGTCATAGCCATTCAAAGAGAAGATGGGACAGTACATGCTTTTGGCTTCAATGATACTAACTGGCAGTATAGGTTACAATTCTCGGTTTTACCGGGAGAAATAACCATTACCACAAACCCTTTACACAGCTCACCATCTTATAATAATGTTACAGGTATCGTTGTAATAACGCCAAGTGTCAATTATGTGGGCAGTGATAGCTTCCAGTTCTCATTCGGTAACACCCATAGCCCAAGCACAAGGAACTTATGCTACAATTGGATTTCTGGGAGTGGTATAGTTTATGACTTTTACTTTAACGAGGTAAGTGGTGCGCCACAATCCACAGAAATAGCCTCCAACACCATTTCAGTGGGTGGAAATGATTATGCTGTACCAATAAGTATTGTTGGTACAAGTTCACCTGAATACTCAGTAAACGGCGGGGCGTGGACAAACGCATCCGGAACGGTAAATGCAGGCGATATTGTCCAAGTAAGGCTAATCAGTGCAGGCGCACCATCAAGTATAGAAACTGCCACGTTAACCATCGACAGCAAATCAGCAGAGTTCGATGTAGTAACAGGAACGGTAGATAATTTCGTGGTAGCACCGGGCAATTACGGGATAAGCATAAGAGGGGTGAATGATGTAACAACTACTGGAGTTCCACCATCACTAAGCACCATTAACGTTGCGCCGGGCAACACGCTAAATACGGCTTACACTGCGGTAACAGCAGGGCAGATACACGTAAATATATCAGGCACACCAGTTATCCCGGGACACGTCAGGATTTATACTTCGGTAGGTGGTGTTCCTTTCGATAATGCAAATTTAGTTACAGGGCAAACAATATATAGTTTAAATTTACCATCGGCAAGCGACCCAACGCAAATTAAAATTGGGACGGAAACTTTTTAGGAAAATAAATAAAATGAGTATATTTACAATACCGACCGCAAGCGGATTTAAGAAACTTAAAGAGCCATTAAACGGGGGAGATGTCTTGCGGCGTTGAACCCGGTTAATGGTATTCTTTTTTAAAATGAAACCGACTATATTTTCAGATGGTAGATTGTATGGGTTTACAAACGAACAAAGATTTAAAACTAAATTTGAAGTAAATGAAGAAACAGGATGTTGGGAGTGGAATGGTAGAATTAATAAAGGTGGCTACGGAAAGTTCACTTTTAATAACAAAGAATTAACGGCTCACAGAGTTTCATACATGCTACACAAAGGGGAAATACCTGATGGACTGCATGTATGCCATACCTGTGACGTAAGGCATTGCGTCAACCCAGATCATTTATGGTTGGGGACGAATGCTGATAATATGGCTGATAAAGTTAAAAAAGGGAGATTTGCAACAACCCATGGGACATACCAAATGTATTTTAGAAGAGGGTGTCGCTGTGAAATATGTGTAGATTGGTCAAGAAAAAGATATAGAAAAGGTGACCGGATTGACTCAAATAGAGAATAACAGAATCATAATAGATTTAACCCAAGCGGCTTTATCTACCGGCTGGTCTGTTAATGGAAGCCAAGCTGACCATGTGCAGTGTAATGCCGGGGATATATTTTTGCTTGGCTACCCTCTTGTTGTAGGTCAATCCTACCGATATACCGTACAGGCAACAGTAAGTTCAGGCTATTTACAGGCTATGGGTGGCGTACAGCACACTACGGGAGGTTTTATTGAAGAAACTATTGTTGCCACAGGAACACAATTCTTTTTTTACGCTAACGGTAACTGCACGATACAAGACTTCGTTATTGAAGCATTTGCCCCGACTGTAAGCATTTATGAGCAAAGTACGGTAGCTTTTTCAGAAAGGTTGAATAAATGGACTTCATTCTACACCAAACGCCCTGAAAGCGCCTATTCGATGTATAAAAAGACTTATGAATGGCTTGAGGGTGATGTTTACCTTGTAGAAAGTGGGTCAAATGACAGGTGTAAGTTCTTTGGAGTACAATACCCTGCTACTATTTGGTTCTCTACAAATCAGCAACCAACGCTTGCTAAGACGTTTATGTCTATTAATTACCAAGCAAGCCAATTGTTAATAACACCACCAAGCGGAGTTTATACATCGACAGGGCAATACTCGGAATTAATTGAGCAGGATTTCTTACAGGACACCTTAAACAACGGTGATAAGGTCTACTTTACGGAAGGCCTCGCACAGGCTTATTACATGAGGGCAATCCCAGATATGATAGAGGGGCAACAATTGAAAGGCAATTATCTTGAAATGGGTTTGCAGACCACATCGCCAAGTTCAATATTGACTTTATTTAGCACAGAAATAGGTTATGTGCATTCTTACCAAAATATAAGATAATTACATATATTTATACCATGAATGAGGCGATTGCTTTAACGTACGAAGAAAACATTGAAGCGGTAAAGTTAGAAATGATTAAACTTGGCCTTAAAACGCCAAACGTGGAAGGATTTTTTACACCGGGGCTTTATACAAGGGTGGCTTTTTTTGACGCAGGAGATTATATTATAAGCGAAAAGCATAAAACTGAACATCCTTTTTGCCTATTGAGTGGTAAGATACGAATAATTAACTTTGACGAGGGAGAACATGAGTTAGAAGCCCCGTTCATAGGCGTTACAGCCCCCGGAACGATACGCTTCGCGCAGGCAGTAACTAAAGTAGTTTGGGCAACGTTCCACCCTACTAAGATAAAAGTGAATGGTGATTTTGAAGCGGCGGTTAAAAAGGTTGAGAAAAAGGTTATTGAAAAAGATAAAAGAAAGGAATTAAGAGTATGTCATGGGTAGCAGTTGCCGTAGCAGGCGCAACGTTAACATATAAAGTAGCTAAAGGTATTTCTGATAAGCACACCGCCAACCAGATTGATAAGGGCAATCCCTTTCCTACAGAAAACGTACAGCCCGAATATCAGGAAAACGTTAATCAGGCACAGCAAATGGCTCAAACTGGCCTACCCGAACAGCAATATAATAACCAGCTTAATAATATTCAACGAAACCAAGCGGGGGGCTTAATGGCTATTTCGCGCTCCGCTAACCCCGGTGCTAACGTAGCTTCTATATTAAGAACAGGCAACGACTCCACCAATACCCTGAACGCACAGGACGCTATGATGCGTAACCGCAATCTTTTAAACCTTTTAAACCAAAGGATGCAACTGGCTCAACAAAAAGACAAGGCATGGGACTGGAATCATCAACAAAGATATTTACAGAACTTGGCCAAAGCCAACGCATACAGGAGCGCAGGTAATCAAAGCATCAATTCGGGGGTAAGCGAAGCCGCAGGAACAGTGACAGCCGCTAATGGCGCAGGAGCATTTTCAGGAGGAGGTGGTGGTATGGGTGGAGGCGGTTATTCAGGCGGATTTACAGATAGTTCCGCAGGTACAGGTCAACAATTTGCATCCTACGCATAATGGCAGAGATACAACCAAACTGGAACTCTTATTACAGCCCACAGGCTTACGATACCTTTAAAGGCAATCCCGGCCTCGACGACCTTAATAAACGCTATGCCCAAATAGAAAAGGATAGGGAACTTGACAGACAGTTATTAGGTCAGCAAATCTCTAAAATGAACTTTGGTGGCGTTAAGCCTGCCGACGTGGGTGACCTGCAAAACCAGTACAACGATATTCTAAACGCCTATCAAAAGGCAAGGTCAATCACCGACCCTATGAAACGGGCGCAACTGACTATGGAGTTGAGGCAGAAGATGAACGGTCTGCAATATAACGTGGAGAATAAAAAAGAGAACCACAGTCAGGAATTAAAGATGTTCGAGCAAATGAACCATCCTAATGCTTTCCCGGCTGACAACGCACAACAATTAGTAGGTGATGTGATAGGTACACCAACCGGAAGCCCCGAATATCAAACAAAATTAGAGGCTTTCAGAAACGGTTGGCAGGATAAACCTGTTGACTTGGGAAAACTAACAACAACAGCCTTTACTAAAAACCTGACCAAAAGCACCAATTCAGGGCAAGAAATAAAAGACCCCGCGACAGGACTTTTCAGGAATCAGATTATCAAAACCTCTGATGTTCCAAAAGCCGCTTACACCAACGAGATTGTAAACAGCGCATTAGGCGACAAAAGAACACTACATACCATAAGTAAGCTATACCCTGATTTGCCACCTGCACAAGCAGTTACACAATTTGCAAATGATAGTTATGAAGACCAAAAGCGTAAGTTGATAAGTGACACAACTTATAGCGCACCGCATATGAGTTATGACCAACATTTAGGCTTACAGGAAAATGCTGCAAGGCTTAAATCTAAATACCCATCGTTCGGTCAACAGCAAAACCTTACACCAATTTATAGGCAAAAATTAGTTGGTGATATGTTGAATGGTGTGCCGGGAAGTGGCGAAACTTTAGTCAATAAACTAAAAGCAGACCCATCCTATCAAAGACCTTTGGGTATTAAGGTAAATGGAGATAATATTCAATTTACAATACCCGATAAATTAAAAAATAAAATAGATAGTGATGGAAAACCGTCGTGGCAGGTAGAAGTTCCTACACGGGTTGTTACAATTAATAAAAAAGACCCAAATGCAGATGTTCAGCTTAACGAATTAGTTAACCAACTTACAGGCGAAAAAGTTGACATTTCCTCTTTAAGGACACAAGGCGGTAAAAAGCATGTTGCAGTTTCGGTTAGCAGTCAACCTGCAAAAGTAACCAGTCAAGACGAATACAATAAAGTACCTAAGGGCACTCAATACATAGCACCTGATGGTAAAATTTATATCAAAAAATAATGGGACAATTTAGCTGGACTCCACCATCAACTGATGAACCTGTAAAGAAAACAGGATGGACTCCACCTGCTTCTGATATTCCTGTCGTTGAAAAAAAAAGTCCAGTTGGCAACGCTTCTGTGGCTACCTCAACGCAGTCTGGCGATGGCTCAAGTCCTTCCCCTCTCCAACAAAGTCTTACTAATGCTATGAAAGCGTATAGCATTACGCATACGCCAAAAGAAGTTAGTGATGTTCAAAACACAGTAAGCCAACAAAAACAAGAGGATAAAATAGCAAGAACCCCCGATGCTGTAGTTGCCCATGAGAAATACATGGAAACACCCTTAGGTAAAACACAGGGCGCTTTTCAATATGTTGGCTCTAAAGCCTCTAAAGGTGCTTTACAGATAGCTAAAGGCGCTACGTGGCTATATAATCATACTTCGGCCAATCCAATTCAGGGAATGATTGATGAAGTAAGTAATCAGCATAAAGGACAGGAAGATTTTTTCAACAAAGCAGATAAGGCAACTAACTTAGGTTTGACAGCTACCGACCTGCAAAACATTGAAAGCAATAAAGGTATAGGTGCTTCTGCCTTACGCACCGCAGGAACGTTCGCCGAGATAGCGCCAACAATATTAGGCGGCGAAGCATCTGGCGCACCAAAACTTGCCTTTGCATTACAGGGATTAGGACAGGGAAAAGAAACAATGGATGCAGTTGACCCCGACCATAAAGTTAACCCTGCAATAAGGGACGGCTTTATAGCCCTGAATGGCGCTTTTAATGCCGCTTTAATGGGTGACGCAGCAGAAACTAACTTTGCTAAAATGCCTGCCGCATTACGCGGTAAAATAAGTTCAGCTTTAGCTATGGACGCTATTAAGCAAAATGGCGAAAAAGAAATAACTGGTGAACTTGTTGACCATACCGTAAAAGACTTTGCCCATAACTTTTATAAATTAGGCACAGACTATGTACAAAAGGTAGCCCGTACAGGCGTTGACCTTTCAGCATTGCAAGCAGCAACTGGCTTAGCTAAATATGGTGTAAATAAAGCAAGTGGGCAGGAGGTTTTTAAAAATCCCGCAGGAGAAACCGCAGAAGGGGTAAGCAACGCTGTTTTACAGCAAGCACCTGTTTTTGGTGCAGCAGGTACAGTAGGTGACCTTTCAAAGTTAACTCCTTATTCATCTTTTAAAAACGAGGTTTTTGAGAATATTGTTAAAGACCCAAGCCAAACAGATGCTATTAAACAGGAAATAGCACAACATGGTCAGGAAAGAGGATGGACACCGGAAGAAATTCAGGCCACTAACGACCATATTGACCAAATAAAAACAGTAGCGCAAAGACTCCCTGAAACTATTAAACCTGAAAAAAAATCAGATGCAGTTCAATTAGTACTTGATCGGGATGCCCTAAAGAAACAACTGGCTAATGAAGTTGGTAAAAGAGGCGCGATGGATGAGTCTGTTAAGGATTTGCCTAATGCTCACGAAGAATGGCTTACTGACAAGATTGAGCAAGCGAACGATAAGTTAAGGGCTATGGCTACGGGCAAGCGTACAACTTATTCTAAAGGCGTTGGCGACGAGGAAGGAAAGTTCTTCAAAACTACCAACGGCGAAAAGGAAGAAATAACTGAAAATAGGTATAACTTAGAGAAGTTAGAACGCACAGCAAATGAAAATACTAATGAACAAGAAAAAATAAACAACAATGAAAAAATCAGCAACCAAAGCGAACAAGAAAGCGGTGTTCAGCAAACCGCCAGCGGGGAAAAAGTGGCAGAACAGCCCGGCAACCCCACCGAAAGCGTCCAAGCCATCGGCAACGGTAGTAGCGAAAATGAAGAAAGGCTGTTAACAACAGGGGGTGAACAGCCCCCTTTAAAAGCCATTAAAAACAAGGTTGATGAAAAAAATGCTCAAGACCCGGATTTTTCAGAAAAGAATTATGACGCATGGGAAGAGCACCGAATGGGTTTGGAAAAACAAATATTCCATGAGCCAATAGATGAAAATTTACCCATTAGTGAAAATATTAAACTTTTAAATAAATCATTAGAACCTGAATTTGAAAAAATAAAACAAGTTATAGGCGATGATGAAGTTGCTGATAAGTATATTTCAGCTATCCAACGTAACCCAAAACGTGCTGAAAAAATAAGGAATGAATTACCAAAAGATGTTCAGGGTAAACTATTCAACCGAATAAATGAGGATGATTTTGAAGATAATAAACAGCAAACTGACGAATTTGAACATCTTAATTCAGAAAGCGATAGGGATATAACAGACGAAATGAAATTTTCATGGATAGGGAAAAAAATAACCTCTCCATCCGACATGCAAAAGCCATTTAATCGAGTTATTGTGAAGGATTTAATTTCCCAATTGGCTGACAAGGGTTATTCGCAGGAAGAAATAGTCCGAAGGGCTATGCAAGACCGTGTTAGTCGGGGCGATAATGCCGAGCATGTAACTGAATTGGTTAAGGCTGTTTTGGAAGAACACGGTAAAAAATCTGAACCACAACAAAAACAAATAGAAGGAGGTAAAAATGCCACTAAAACCGGGAACATCGAAGAAAACAATCAGCAGCAACATCAAGGAACTGTTGGACAGCAACAGGGGGTCGAAGAAAATCGGCAACACCAAGAAGAACCTGTCGCTAAAAGCCAAACAGAAACAGGCGGTAGCAATAGCATTGAGCAAGGCGGCCAAGTCAAAAAAACAATCCTAACTAAACGAGCCTACGAAGGAGAGATACAGCTCGAAGTAAAAAAGCATCTTGAAGAAAAGGGGCTGACACGTAAGTCATTCTCACAAGAGGAACGCTCTAAACAAGCTACCGACTTTATTAATAAGTTTGGTGAAGAAGCGGCACAAAAAGCAGTTGAAGCAGGAGATATAGACGGTGGTATGGCCGCATCTGTATTAGCACAACTAAAAATAAAAACCGATAAGGCAATGTCCGATTTCCCCGAAGGAAGTGAGGAACGCGATGCTTTGGCTAAAAAGCAAGCCGACATAATAAACCTCATGGAAAAAAAGGGTTATTTAGGCGGTGAATTTAACGGGCAGTTAGCGCATGAATACCAAAACGCTGAATTAGACTTTGCCAATGTTAAAAGACAAGTTGAGGACTTAACTAAAAAGCCACTTACCGCAGGTCAGGAAAAGAAGATCAAAGAAATTACTTCTGAAAACGAAAAGCTAAAAGCACAATTACAGGAAGCCGAAGCTAAGCTAATTGAAGAAACTGACAAGGCTTTTGAATCTGGCAAAGAAGCCGCTAAAACAGAAACCAACGCTGAAAAAGCAAAAAGAATAGCTCAAAAACTAAGAGATAATGCCAAGCTAAATAAACCGGGCATTTTTTCTGCGGCAACACCTGCATCTTTAATTTGGGACGGTGCTATTGAAGTAACAGCCAAAAGCATTGAAGCAGGCGGTAAACTGGCTGACGCTATTGAAGCAGGTATCAAACATATCAAAGCAAGCGATTGGTATAAAAACCTGCCTGCAAACAAGAAAGAACTTGCTGAAAAAGAGTTTAAACGTGTTAATTACGAACATTCAGGCAGTACCGATGTAGAGGACTTGCAGGAAAGGTTTGTTGACAAAACCGACAATAAGTTCACCCCCAACGAGGCTAAAGACATTTGGGGCTACATGAAGAAAACCTATATTGAAAATGGCACTTCATATCGGGATGCCCTTTCAAAAACAGCCGAAGATTTAGGGCTTTCTTGGAGGCAAGTTAGCGAAGCCGTAACCACGCCAAAGGTCAAAAGAATGTCGGATGAAATGTGGAAACGTCAATCCGAATACACCCGAAACAGAACCGCTATTAAGAATTGGATAGATACTCAAACAGCTAATCCTTTTATGAAAGCCCTTAGAAAGGTTTCAGGTGCTTTTAGGGGGTTGGCTGTATTTGGTCACGGTGGCATATTTGTTGGCACACACGCGGGTACGACAGTATTTAATCCGTCTATGTGGAATAAAACAATACCTGCTTTTTTTAGAGGTTGGAAGTTTGCCTACGGAAACGAGGGTAATTATCAGCGTTCAATGGAAGAATTAAAAAATTCTCCAAATTATCTTATTGCTCAAAGAGCGGGTTTGAAAAATAATCCTGAAAGAATAAATACAGAGGAATATCAAAAATCTCAACAATATTTAGGCAGAGCAGGATTAGCCGGAGAAAGAGGATTTAATGCCATAAAAGTGCTTCGGCAGGACTTATTTGACTATCATTTCAATAAACTGTCACCTGCGGAAAGAGATGACCCGGAAGTAGCTAAGAGCATAGCTAAATTAGTTAATTTGGCTACAGGAGCGACTAACTTAAAAATACCATCATGGGTACAAGAAGTTTCATTTGCCGGGGGTATGGAGGGTTCAAGATGGGAAAAGTGGCTAAGAAGCCCCGCAGAGGCCGCAGATATTGCCATGAAAGCCATATTCACGCCTGACAAAGCAACTACCGAGGAGCGTATTTTTGCAAAAGTATGGGCAAGACGGGTTGGTGAGCAATTGGCCACATTCAGTGCGCTACTTTTAGCTAATTCTGCTATTCAAAATACTTTAAATCCTAAAAATCCTGTAAATTATACAAACCCCGATAAGCCGGACTTTATGAAATTTAAGTTTGGAGATAGGACTATTGACCCAACATCGGGCATGTTAGGTGTAGGAAAGTTTATATATAAAGTAGGTAAATTACCATTCCAAAGCGAAAAAGAATTACATGGTGATAAAAAGATTGCCGCTTTAGGTAAGGATTTGCTTCAATACGGTAGAGGAAAACTTGCTCCATTTTATGGCACGGTAGCCGATGTATTTACAGGAAGGGATTTTAACGGAAACCCGCTACCATATAGTAAGGAAAAACCGGGTAAAGGGCATCATAAATTAGGTTATGGAGAGTACGCTTTAAGTAAAGCCCCGTTGCCGGGAGCGGAAGCTGCAAATGTTACTTATAAATCAGCCGAAGAACATGGAGCGCATGTCCCTACATTGGATGATGTGATAAAAGGATTCTGGTCAGGGGCTATTTCAGGGGCAACAGGATTTAGGGTTGGCGAATACGATGCCAACTCCCCTGAAAATAAAAAGAAAAAATAATTAACACTTTCTATTTTTTCTATATTCAGCATTTCTCGCTAATACCATTTCTCTATTATTTTGGTAATATTCAGCTTGTTTTCGCTTATTACTTTCGGCATTATTTAATCGCCACTGTTTTTGATATTCCCTTTCTAATTCTACGCAGCCGTCGCACCTGCATCCATTTCTAAACATGCTTCTTGATGGACATTGCGCCGTTGGCAATCTTCCTTTGTTCTGTGCATCATTTATATTTTCTTTATTTGTGCCTATCCACAAATGAAATGGGCTAACGCATTTTCTATTATCACATCTATGGCAAACAAACATTCCTTCTGGAATTTCTCCAATATAAAATTGATAAGAAAATCTATGTGCAAGTATTCTTTCTTGTTTTATCTTAAAATTACCATAGCCGCTTACATTTAATGGAGATTGCCATTCCCAGCATTGCGTTTCTGGATTTATAAGATATTTTTTTGTAAATCTTTCTATTGGGGATACCGCTAAATAATCCTTTCTCCCAAGTCCAGCCATAGTAATAAAAAGTCCTGTTCCGGGTTCAAGCGATTGCGCCACTCTCCCCCAAAACAGGACTCTAAATATCTTTATTCGGAGCGCAATTCCGATTACTTATACGAAGGTAAGAAAAAACTTTTTTATATTATTCTTTTTGTTATTTTTACTAAAAAATAAATATCATGGCTATCATAATCACATCGCCTGTTACTGGAAGTTTAAGGATTCAGTCAACCGCAGCATCTCCGCAGGTAAGTTATCTGACTAATATAGCTACTTGTATTGTTTCGGGTGATTACAGTTCTAATTCTGTTTTAATAACAGATACAGACAACAGGTTACTCGAACAGTTCCCGGTATCAAGCATTACCCGTATATCAGCATCAACACAAGGATTCGATTTAACTTTCGCTGTTGACGCAATTGCAAGCCTTATAATGAAGTAGCCATGAGCGTAGTAACATCAGCATTAATAACCCAGTCCCCAAGTGGAAGCGTAGTTACCTTTACAGATAACACAACCGGATTGGTTGGTACGATTACCCGAACGCTTGCCGTTTATGATGATAATGGCAACCTTTTAGCTAATCCTGTTTTTAGCGGGAATGTGGCGACCTATGATATTACCTCTGATATTTTTATGGCGTTTGTAGAAAACATAACCGATGATAACGGCTCTTATACACAGACCCTGCATTATCAATCTACGGCATTTTTTGAAAACTCTTTTTCTAATGCCATTGCAGGGGTAACTTCGCCATATGGAAATGATAGTGGCACTATATATAATTTGAACTTAGCGATGGACTATTATATGGCTTGTTTGCGCTTCTTTATTGGTGGATTTGGCGTTTCGGCTCAAAACATGATAACCCAAGCGAATTTTTACGTGTCGACTCCTTTCTACAGTTTATAAATTATGCCGAGCCAACAAGAGATACAAGACGTAATATTATCAGCACAGTATAAAGAGGCTATACTGGTACAGAAAAACTATGACCTTGTTAATTCAGGCAACCCACAACAAAACTACCCTTTAATTAACTATTTAAGACTCAATATAACGGGGCTTTCCTTTCAGCTAAATAGACCTGATTACACAAGTTCAACAACGTTAACTATTTACGACAGGCTTCAAAACATCATAGGATTTGACACTACTATCAACTCACTTGACCCTGACGCACAGATACCGGGAACAGTAATAGAGATAGTTAACCCTGCGGGATATACCGCACCAATAGACTTTGGATGGGCTGATTTTAGTACAGATGGAAGCCCAGACGGAGGCCAAACTCGTGTGCAATACCTTAACGCTAATTGGGCAGGCTTAAACCCATTTATGGAACTAATAAGCCCGGCAGGAACAGCTTTGGTATTAGGGTTAGATTACTCAATTTTAAGTGCCGGGGGCATAATGATTTTAGATACTTCAATAGTCCTACCCGGAATCGGAAGTGGTGCGGGAATTGTAGATGGTCAGACTTTACGGGCTTATAGTTACGCTTTAGCTTAAACAATATGAGAAAATGGTTACTGCTTTTTCTGCTTTTACCTTTAAAAATATTTGCCGCAACATGGTTCGTCAGTCCGACCGGGAATGATGGCAATAGTGGCACAAGTTCCGGCTCGCCATTCCTCACGCTCGCAAGAGTTCAAACGGCCTACCATGCAGGCGATATTATAGAATTACAATGCAATGGGACTTATATAGGTACTTTAACCATAAGCGCGGCATCACAAGTAATTAAATATGGGTCGGGGACTCAACCATTAATAAGTGGCTTTGAAACATTAAGTGGATGGGCAAGCGTTGGGACTAACCTTTGGCGTGTACACGACGCTAATTTAGGCGCTACTGTTAAGGTTTTCACTATAAACGGCACTCAATACGCACCGGGACGTTTTCCTAAAGTCGGTTATTCAATTTACACGGCCTCAACTGCCAACACTTCAATAACAGCCGCAGGATTAGCCGGGACATGGGGAGCAAACGCACAGGTAGTTATTCGTAAGAACCATTTTAACATGACTACCTATCCTATCGTTTCGGTAGTTGGAAACGTAATAACTTATAGTGGTGGCAGTGGCGATGTCCCAACACCGGGTTCAGGCGCTTTCATTCAAAATAGCTTAAATGCTTTAAGTCAAAACGGGGACTGGTATTATGATGGCGCAGGTAATATAACCCTTTATTGGGTAGGAACACCACCAGTAAACATTCAAGCGTCAAGATACGACAGGTTAATAAATATAACAAGCGGAAGCGGCGCTATTGTAAATGGGATTAACCTGACAGGTGCAAATGCCTATGCTATTTACGGCAACAACACTACATCGGCTCAAATAGTCAATTGTACCATTACTCAAAGTGACATTGGTGTTTATCTGAATAACAACACCTCATCAATTATAAATGGCTGTATTTTCAACCAAATTAATGGAAATTCCATCACTTTAGCTACCTCAAACTCTAATACTATTAACAATACGACGGTAACTACTTCAGGCATGATACCGGGGATTGCTACGGAATATTCGGGTATAAGAGTAATACCAAACACAGCAAGAAACACAATCATCACCAATAGCACAGTAAGTAACACGGGTTACAATGGATATTTTGTTCAAGGGCAAGTAACCATGCAAAATGATATAGGTCACGACTGCCTGAATTTACTTGATGATGGCGCGATTTATTATTTTGACGTCGGCCAAACGGCTGTTACAATCCCCGCTTCTGTGGTTAGTAATTGCATAGGGTACAATGCAAATGGCGCACCCGTAGGAACAAACGATGGCAAGAATGAAGCAGTTGTCTTTTACGCAGACGATAACACCAATCACTTTACGTTCTCACATTGCGTAGGTTATAATGCGGGGCAGTACATTTTTTTCAGCCATAACAATCAAAATGTGACGTGGAGTAATTGCTTAGGATATAACGCAGGCATTTCCACAATGGCTATGATACACGACAGATTAGGTGGTAAGCTATCCAACATTACTTTAGCAAACAACCAATTTATAAACACCATAGGGCAAATCCTGATACTGCGCTCAATTTGGACAGACTCAACTCCGGCAGACTTAACCAATTGGGGCGTTGCAACGAATAATGCGTACGGCAACAACGTAACCGTAGCCAACCCCTTTCAAACCCAACTATACAGCCAACCCGTACAAAACTTAACGTTCGCAGGTTGGAAAACAGCCACAGGGCAAGACGGTTCAAGTTCGTACCAAACTATTCCAAGCCCCTCGGCTTTGTACCCTAATCCCACAAGCACAAGTACCACTACTACTCTTTCAGCAGTTTATAAAGACCTATTAGGTAACTCTTATAGTGGGGTGACAAGTATAGCCGCGTATAGTGCTTTGTATTTGTACTATTTTGGGGCTATCCCGCCCGTTGCACCTTCAATTTCGTATAGCCCAAATAATTATACGTTTTACGTTAATGACCCCATACCAAGCCCTATTACCCCGGTTAACGTTGGCGGAGCAATGACAAGTGCAGCGATTAACACTCCACAACCATCGGGCATTTTATTTAACACCACAACCGCAGTTTTTACAGGAACGCCACTTGCTTTAAGCCCCTCACATACTTATACCGTGAACGGAATTAACGCCGGAGGTTCAAGTTCAACACCAATCACGTTTGCTATTATCGACCACCCTCCAGTAGTATCTTACAATAATAGCCCCCAAACAGCTACTATTAACGTTGCTATGACTCCGATGAGTCCTACACTTGTGAGTGGTGGGGCGGTTACAAATTATACTTCGGCTACGGCACTTCCGGCAGGCGTTACTATAAATTCAGTTTCCGGTGTTATCAGTGGGGTGCCTACGGTTTTGATACCCCTGACCACATTCAATATAAATTGCTCGAACTCGGGGGGTGTGTATGTAGTTCCCATTCAACTCGGTGTTACCAATCCTGCCCCCGCTTTGCCTCACGTGACTTATAGTCCATCCACTGTTGTATTGCCTATTAATATTTCAATGGTACCATTAGTGCCAACATCGACTGGTGGCGTAGTGGCAAGCTATTCAGCCGCTTCATTACCTGTGGGCGTTTCGCTGAATACAAGTACCGGAGTTGTCAGCGGTACCCCTACTACTTTAACTTCGCCAACCGTATACCCAATCATTGCCCATAATGTAACAGGTGATTATACAACTAACATAACTTTGTCGGTAATCAACACGACCCCCAACCCTCCTGTGCCATCATATAACCCAGCTACGGTAGTTTTTCAGTTAGGACATATAATTACACCAATGGTTCCTTTCAATAGTTCTGACCCCGCTACAAGTTGGTCTATTGCGCCTGCTGTGAGTGCCGGATTATCCTTTAGTTTAACTACAGGAATTTTAACAGGAACCCCAAGTGCTTTATCACCTGTTACTTCTTATACGGTTCGGGCAGATAACACAGGCGGCCACAATAATACGACCATCACTTTATCAGTAGTCAATCCACCTCCTACGCCAGTTATACGTGTACGCACCTCGAAGCATCCAATATTTATCAATAGGCATTAATAATTAAAAAGTCATACCCATTTTACTAATCTCACGCTATCAGGACACTTGCTTTCGATTTTCTTGCACTTAGTACAGATATACAAAGGTCTATTCCCTGCTGTTTTAATCCAAGAATGACCTAATAATTTACAAGTCCAGTTCTTCATGGTGGTTTATTTTGTTACTACTTTTACCATAGCCCCGCCTGCATCAATGGTTTCGGCTAATTTGTTGTCTTTATATAGCAGGTAGGTATTGCCGTTTTTTACGTATTTATCGCAGTAGTGGATGTAGCCTATGATGCCCATATAAAACGTCAACTCATATTTTCTATCCTTATTATTAATAACTTTTGACTGATTGCAGGAGTTTAAACATAGTGCAAAATAATAATAACTGCGACTGCACACGTTGCCCATAATTGCCAAACTTTTGTAAACGGGCAACCGACCATTAGCAAATAACCTTCTTCTTCTATCATTTTGTTTCTACTGATTTAACTTTAAATGATTCCATTTCGTCTAACAATTCCGCATAGTTTGTTAACTTCATCGTTTTGGTTAACCGAATGAGATTTATCAAATTCAGATTCATACAAACCGGGAATATCATAGGTGACGAATTTATTCAAATCCATTTTTAGCCACGAACATATTTTAAATAAGGTATCAACCTCGAATGTTTTTTTGGACAGTACCCGCGATAATGTAGGGGTTGATATGCCGATTTCCTTAGAGAAAAACCTAAGCCCTAATTTCTTATTATTAGCGTAGTTAGCTAAAAACATCTTATCATTAATGGACTTAATGAAAAACCACTGATTAAATTTCATAATCAAAGATACAGTTATCCAATATCAATTGCAACTTTTTTATTAAATAAATATTTTTAACTTTACGCAACAATTCAGCTATGCGTAAATACTTATTACTGCTTCTGTTCCTTTTCCCCCTAATCTGTTTTGCGCAAGCAATCACACAGCAGGTAAAATCTCCAGCATCAGGTAGTTCAGCGGGTAATTCCTTTTTCCAATGGTACTCCGGCAACTACACTGGCTATCTTGGTGTTCCTTTCGGTACTAATGCAGTAACCAACAGGGCAACTGACATGAACGGTCTGATATATGTTCAGCTTGCCGACAGTACATTGCAATTCCGCTACAATGGCACATGGATACCCATTGGAAGCGGTGGAGGTGCTACAAGTGCTATCTACTTTTCGACCCAATTTGCGGGGTTAGGCACAATAGTTTCGCCCATCATTCCGAATGCAGACTCAATATTATTAGCGAACCAAATTACCAAACAGAATGTTTATAGTTATTTCAGAAAAGTAAGAACAGATACCGCCTTTTTTGGTCAGACAAGCCCCTCCTTAATCACAGGTGGACTACAGGCCGGAGTACTATCCTTACCCACCGCTACAAGCGGAACTAAAGGCGGATTAGGTGTACAGCTACTCGCTCAACCCACAGGCAACACCTCAATAGGCTACAACTCTATTATTTCAAGCGTTGAAACAGACACTTTAGAGGGCAGAAACTTTACCAACTATATGAATGCGTTCACTGGCGCAGTCAAGCACAGAGGTACAGGAATAGTAACTAACGCGAGTGATTTTGTAGCCCAAAGCCCCTACATTTCAAGCGGCGGAACAATAGCTAACCAGTCAGGTATCGTTATACAGCCTCAAAAAATAACAGGGGTAACTAACGGGTATAGTATTTTACAATTAGGTACAACCGATAAGAACATCTTTAACGGGCCGATACACGCCTTTAACGTCCCCGTAGATTCATCCCCTGACACAGTTTTAACCCTTGTAAACGGTAAGATTTCAAGAGCAGCTTATATAGGTGGTACAAGCGGTAATGCTATCATTTCAGGGCTTGCCATGAGCTTATTCATCAATGGAAGCGGGGATACCTCTATAGTTGTCAGCCCCGGAACATGGCGAATTAACAACACCATCTATTCTAAAGCTACTTCATCTTTTTTCCCTATTTTACCAAGACCGATAGCAGGTGAGTTCTTTTACGAAACAGCCTACGCCACTACTTCTAATACGATTTCTATCATAGCCGGAACATCAAGCCCCACACCAATAGAACCTGCTATACCTGCTAATACCGTTAGGGTAGGTTCGGCTTTAGTGAGCAATACGGGGATAGTGATAACTCCGACTACGCAAAGTACAATATACAACAATAACGACAGTTTAACAAGCAATAGAACGGTTTTTTTTAGCAATCATTATTTACAAATGGGCGATACGCTAAATAATAAAGCTCTATTTATAATCCAACCTATTGGAAATTCAATAGCTATGCTGGATTATAATTTAACCTCCGCAGAAAATGGACAAATTGGTATTAGTCAAAATGCATCATCTATTGTTTATCAAGACACTTTGGGCAATAATAGCCAAGCAATAACTACAACGTCATTCTCATCGATAGCGTCTCAATCTCTGGGGCAGGAATTTTCACTTTCATTAAATGGCGGCGTATCGGTTTCCCATGATGCTATCTTTGCTGATAGCTATAATTTTAGAGGCATTGAATATGACCATGCCACCCACTACACTCCTAACGACTATACCCTGTTAAGCAAATACATGGCTGATAGCCTTTATTCAGGTGGTGTTAACATTTACAATTCAGACGGTACGTTAACCGGGGCAAGAACAGTTTCCGGTGGTGGTAATACCCTTCAATTTAGTTTACCAATAGAAGATTTTTCAGGAACAGAAACTTCAAGTCTAAATCTTAATGGCACATCCACAAGCTTAATAGCCAGTTATGGTACAGGGGACACTTATAATTTATCCTCAACTATATCGGGAACAAATACCTCATTAGTTATAAATAGGATAAATTCAGCAAATGTAACTGGCTTTGAAATAAATAACACAGGTACAGGGATTATTGTTAAAGACGAGATAGGGGCTATAGGCCTTGTAGCTAACACTTCGATTGATACCGCCAATATGACATCCAATCCTAAAGCATACGTTACGAGTGAGTGGGTGGCGGGACGTAGTGTGGGTGCTTTCCTTCCCCTAACTTTCCCAACAGATCAGCACATAGACGGGGCACATCATTCACTGGTTTTTGAAACATTTACATCCGATAACGTAAATGAAGGAGTTTTAGCCATTGATTCAAGTGGATTTTATTTAGGGGCTTATACCTCCGGTAATCAGGTCATTAGAACAGGCCATTATACCGCTACAGGGAGCGGTTTAGATGTTGTTAATGATTTAGGCACCGGATTTAAATATAGCAATGCCGCTGACTATGCGACTATAGGTACGACTGATACATTAGGCATGGCCCCTGTTGGATGGGTTCAGCGATACGTGGCAGCGCATGCAGGAACTGGAACTGTAACCTCTGTATCCGGAACAACCAATAGAATAACCTCTACAGGCGGAGCAACCCCTGTAATTGATATATCTTCAACATTTGAGGCTCTTTTAGGTAAGGTTGCAAATCCCTTATCTCAATTCGCCTCAACCACATCTGCTCAATTGGCGGGGGTGTTGAGTGATGAAAGCGGAACCGGGGTAGTGGCTTATACCACCAATCCGGTATTTACAACACCGAATTTAGGGACGCCATCGGCTGTTACTTTAACTAATGGGATGGGGCTGCCTGCTACCGGGCTGACAGGGACGCTTCAAGTTGCTCAATTCCCGGCGCTAACCGGAGATGTTACAACGTCAGCTGGCTCGCTGGCAACAGCTATCGGCGCAGGGAAAGTAACCAACACGATGCTTGCCGGGAGTATATCCGCTTCAAAATTGGTTGGGACGGATATAACAACGGTCGGCACATTAGCGGCTGGTTCGATACCCTATTCGCTATTGACCGGAACGCCAACAATACCTACCGGAGCCAATCCAACAGCAAGCGCAGGTTTATCGGCGGTAAATGGTTTAGCGGCTACATTTATGCGCAGCGATGGGGCGCCCGCTATAGATCAAAGCATATCCCCCACATGGACAGGGTTTCATACATGGAGTAAATCCAATATCGGAACGGGAGTTGGAACAGCCTTAGCTAACGTACTCGGGCTATGGAAAAATCCGACAGCCGCATTGGTCGGAGCAGTTCAAAATTCGCCTTTTAGCGGGTGGGAGGCCCAAGATTGGAATACATCTGCCGGAGGTTCATCGCAGGCGGTCGATATTTTGGTGCGCGCAGAAGCTGTGCAGGGAACAAACGCAAGTGCCGATCTGGCATTCTATTTAGCCGTTAATGGTGGTAATCCCGCTGCTACTGGCGTTAAGATTGGTGGAACGGGGAGAATCACTGCTCCTGCCTATACGATCAGTAACGCACCATCAACATCTGCATCTACGTATGATATTTTAACACGCAATACCTCTACTGGAGTGCAAGAGAAAATAACGTCAGCCACACTTTTACCCGCAGCTTCGGTTTCATCCGCCGGAACTCTAACGCTGGCTCATGGCATTGATTATGTATTTACAGGCACCACAGCAACCTATACATTGCCTGCCATATCGGCAACAACCACTGGCAGGGCATACCAGATAACAATAAAAAACAGAGGCAGTGGTTTGTTGACGGTTAACTCGGCAGCGGGTGGTAATGATATTTATACGACATCAGCCGTATCTACTTTTACTATATCAGCAGGTAGTTCTGCTACGCTAATGCCGGATGGCACATATTTTAACCTTGAGTGAGACACGCCTTTTCAAAATTATAGTTATTATATTTACAAGACATGCAACCGACCGAACAGGAACTTAAAACAGTCAGGATAACCGCAAGATTATTTTTCTCGGTTAGCGTTATATTTGCTGTCTGCCTTGCATTTGTTTTCGCCAAGTCAGCAGAATATAATCCAGCCGTAAAATACTTTACGTCGGCGGGGGCTATCAACCAGCCTGTACGGGTTTGGGATGGCATTATAACAGTCACAACTGGCACGGCGCAATCGGTTGATATATCAAGTGCCGGATTTACCTCTATCAATTCTGTAGTTGTTACACCAGCTAATAACACAGCATCAACAACATCGATGCCAATAGTTTCAATAAAATCGTACACGGCTACCTCGGTCGTTTTTAATACTTTGGTTAGCAACACTGCCGGAATCGGTATTTTGGTAGGGCTTATTGTCCCATCATCAACCACTGGAATGCAGGTTCATGTGCACGTAGACGGATGGTAAATTTAAACTCAACACGATATGGAAACAGCAATTGATTACCTTAAAAGAATATATGACGAACAGCCTGACTTATTTGATGCTTTGGCCATAGCTACTATTAAACGTCATATAGGCATTGAGCCCCTAACAGGCGGATGCAATCCCGACAACTGCCACGGTACGGTTGGATGCAGCAAATCAACATCACATGGCGCCTGCTCATGTGTCGGAAATGTATGTACATGGGTTCCTGATTTGGGATGAAAGCCATTGTATTTATAACATGCTGGACTATTTATCTTTTCGGGTTTGGTTTCTATATTTTTGCCGAAGTTTTTACAGATTGGCCTGTTTTTCAGGTTAGGTGCATTTTATGGTGTTCTTTAATGGAACTTTTTATCGCTATGGCTGTTTTAGAGAACATACCGAATAGATGGTTAGCCGATACATTTTTATATAAACAGTTTATTCTTATTGCGTGGTTTACTTTAATTGTTACAGCAGGATTTGTCATGCTGAACGGGAATGGATTAGTACAAAATCCCTACTTGAATTTAGGGTGTTTTTACTGCGCGAATTTGTTATTTAGTTTCATTATCTTAAGCACCGGAATTAAAAATGGAATTTTCAAAGAGCATTAGAATGACACAACCCCAAACTTATAATCTCGACTGGATGGCCTTAGGGGAATGGGCAATATCAGTAGTCGGCATATTAATCGCTTTTTTCGGGTTTACAAACAAGTGGTTTAAAGATAGGGTTGATGCCCGTGAAAAATACGCACAACAGCAAAAGCAGGAAAAGCAAGATTTTATTGAAAAGGTAGTTATTGCTACCGTATCTGCAACGCTTAACAGTACCCTCGGTGGCATAAAAGAAGATATTGCGACCCTATTTAAATATCGTGAAGATGACAGAACCCATAGTGACGGTCAATTCAGGGAATTGATGAAAGAGATAAGAAAGCCGTAACTTTGCCGAATGCTTGAAATATTCAAAGAATATGGTTTACCATTAGGGATATTAATTGTACTTGCCTATTGGTATGCTAAAAAAGATAAACAGCACCGCGAGGAACGTGAAATTTTGGAACGTACCCGAAAGGAAGAACGCGAAACCTTAGAAAAACTTCACCGCGATGAACGGGAAAGTGTGGAGCGGTCACACAAAGAAGAACGAGATACTCTTCGTAAGACCGTAGAGGGCATCGCAGATAATTCAAACAAAGCGTTTAACAACTCCACCCAAGCCTTAACAGAGTTATCTACTCTTGTTAAATCTATGAAGAAATGACTACTTAAGTAAGGTCTTAACCCAATCCCTGAATAGTTGGTTAAAAGAACGCCCAAAGATGGCACGTATTGCTTCTTTATCCTTTTCAGGTATCAGAACTTCCATAGGTACGTAATCTGTTTTTTTACGGCCTGAATTAGGTCTTGCTCCACCTCTGCTTTTAGTAGTCAATGTTTTTTATTCTTAATATCTCTTATTACAAATGTGTCGGTATTGTCTTTTATATTTTCACCCTGAATTTTAAACATCTTAATCTCTTTGCCATGAGCAAAAATACTATCACTGACGATACCATATAGAGACTCATCTGAAATATCAAAACCAGTCCCTTCCAATGCCTGCTTGTCAATGTTAAATTTCTTTTTCATAAAGAGCATTGATTCAGGTTATGTGGTTCTTCGCAAGATACTACCAAGTATCTTAGGTCATCTTCTTGACCAATTTTTTGAACATATAACCCTCGATTACGCAACTCATCAAAAAGCAATTCATTCCTTTCACTCACAGAACCTGCTGGAAATTGCGTTCTTTTAATGACACTCATCTTTTTTGACTGATTAATAACATTGTGATATGCAGATGGATTTTTATATTGCTCACGTTCCTCAAAAGGAGTGTTTGCCCAAAGCGGCCTATCTTTATTTTCCATGTTATTTAAAATAGTGATGAGCCAATTCCGTTCCTTTTATAATTATAAGCATAATTGCTCCGATAATCATAACAACATCAACACATTTCCGAGCGTGTTCTATCGTTCCAAACTTTTCCATAACTTACAAATTTTTTAGTGCAATGGCTATTATAAATAGCGACCAACAAATAATGTAAAACCATTTGTTATAAAATAACTTGTTCATCTTTTTATCCTTAAAATTATGTTAATTAAAATTCCGAATAACAGTAACTCTATCATAGCTTAAAATAACTTTAGCATTTTGGCAATAATAATTGCGGCTACCTGCGAAAAAGAACCAATGCAAAACCAAATGGCTCTTATCTTATTCTCCCTTTGCATAAAAAGTAAACCTTGTACCAAAAACAGTAACATGCAAATCATGCATTGCGCCAACAGGTGTTTCAGGTGTCGGCTCTACAAACGATGGCACTTTTCCAAAGTTTTTTGACAAATACAACTCAAGTTGCATCCTGAACTTTTGATTGTTATCGAATTTTACGTTTCTTATCCCAAGATTTTTCAAAGCCCTGCATAATTCTTGCAGATACAACTCAAAATGCTTTGGTTCTAAATCCAAATCGTTTGCCGTGGTGGTTTTTTCTTCTTCCATTTTAATCATTGATTTAAAAAAGTCTTTAGGAGTAGATAATTTATCCAATCCAAAAGATTTCATATCTTGTACAGTGTAATGGGTAGTAAATATATTTCCACACCTATCTATAATCACACTTCCCCCATTTTTATTGGAATAAACGTCTCTTATGTCAAGATGAGAAGTTATTTTAGCTTTTTCCATACACCAAAGATAAAAACAATTATTGAATTAAACAAGTGTTTTTCAAAGTATTTGGAGAATTGTTTTATATTTACAACATGACATCCGAACATTTAGAAATGCTTGCCAGTCAAATCATGTTTTGGGGCATAACTGTTTTCTCCTGTATGATATGGTGGGAATTTTATAAGTCAAGGGATGGCAGGATGAGGGTGCTTGTCCTCTATCTATTCGGAAGTAAAACGTTTATTTACGGGGGTGCGGGACTCTTTTTTCTCCTTTATGATTTCGGCTATTTCCGTGACTTCCCTCAACTCTATCTTAGGCTTATTTTAAACGCCCCCATGATAGTTATTATGGTAGAATGGTACAGATATATCAAGTATAAAAAATAATGGCTTATATCGCTTTATTTGGCTTTGGTTTTTTAATGGGATTAATTGCTCCGCATCATAAACTATACATTAAAATAGCTGACTTATACCAAAAGGCCACTAAGAAATTTATAAAGGCTATGAGGCGACGCGGAAAAAAGATTAACCGATTAATGGTTGAACGTAATGAATTAAAACAAAGACTTGGTGAGCCTGTTTAATAATCAGCTTCCACACTTTCAAAAAATGGCATATCACTCGACAAGATAATGAGGGTATGCCATTTTCATGGATGCTCGTTTGCTATTTTCATTAATCTGATTTCTTCACGCAGCCGCCCGTTTTCTTCTCTCAACTGGTTTTGCAAATCATCGTTATATTTCGTCAGACTATCAGGATAGTACGGGCAATTTTTATGATGTTTAATTTCTCCACCGTCATAATGCATACATCCCATTACGCATTTAGATTCGGCGGCTTGTTTGTTAGTGGGTGTCATGCTGTTGATTTTTTAAGCGTTGATCTATTTTTTCCATTACTGAATTATAGAGACTGTTACATTGCTCCTCACTAAGTTTTTTATCCAGGATGAATTCGTCTATATTATTTCCGCCCGTGGTCAGTAAAGCGGCCTGAATAACCCGTAACTCATCATGCGTAAATTTCATGTTTGCCATTATCATTCTCCTTCTTTGCTTATGGTGGGTGGTGATGGTAATGGACGCCAGTGGGTGACGTTGATTTTATGCCTGTCAATGGTTCTAAAACAAGGGTCGTCAAGCCCCCAATATAATTCAACGGGACGGCTAAATCCATTCTGCCATGTTAGATAATATGAGCTTGCTTCCGGCAGCCTATCTTCAACACTTGTCCACTCATTCTCCTTTCTCAACCTCTCATTCTCTTCAGCTAATTGTTGGGTGTGGAGGGATAGTTGTTGGGTGGCGTAAAACTCCATCGCTTCTAAAGCTTCCTTTTTGCTCACATCGCCGTTATCCCATTCAGCATCAAAAGAACCAGTAACGGCCTTTGTTAAATAATCCTCCGCGCTTTTACTCTCCGGTTTGGCGGGGATGGATTGTTCTGTCTTATTCATGGGTGAGTTTTTATCGTTCATAACCTTTTCAACCGCTTTTGCGGCTTTATTAAAAAGCTTTGCGCCAAATCGTTTTTTAACGACCTCGGTATTTTCGGCTATCCGTTTGTTAAGTGCCTTAAGCTGCTTGGCGGTTAGGCCGGCCGGGGCGTTATCTTCTTTTTTCATTTCAATGCTTGGTTAATGGCTGGAGTTATTTTATATGAATCTTGATATTCAAGCCTGTTTTTATATTCCAGTATTATAGATAAATTCAGCTCCTTGAACTCTTTAAGAGCTTCTTTTGCCTGAAACTGTTCTGATTCTGTAGCTAATGAGTTTGTAATCAAGTCGGCCACTTTATTGTAACTAAGAACCAGTTTTGTTATGTGGTCATGTTCTGGCTGCCCTGTGCCGATTATGCCGCTTGGGTGTGCATCTTCCCAAAGAGATTTATAGCATTTCTCATCTTCATTTTTAGGTTCTATGCAATAAACTGCATTCAACCATCCACAGGCTGTACCATGAAGATAATTGGGTACGCCGCAAACACATTTTTCATTATCTAAGTTTTCCATTTTTCTATAAATTTAATAGTATATTTATTTGTTGTACCTGATATTCCAAATCTTCAAGCCGTTCTTCAATTGTCTTTTCCCCCTGCTTATCTTCTTTCGGCTCTGCGGGGGTGATGATGCGCCAGATATATCTATGCGTTCCTATTGGAGTTGCCTCTGATTCATCCTTTAAATCGCGCCATGTCCCAGCGAAAAGCCTTTGGAATATCAGTTCAGCCTCTTTCGGTTCGTTGCCTTTATATGGCTGCATATCGGGCGTAAATACAAGGAAATGATTTCCGTATTCATCAGTGCCCATTTCGTTATTGGTAGTTATTTTGCTCATTATATACCCCTTTCTAATTGGTAAAGTAATTGACTTATTTCCGACGCGAAATTCATTTCCTTATTTGGAGCGGGGCCAGTTTCGCTATCTCTAATATCCTGCCGATCTTCCATATACTCCAAAAGCTCGATCAGTAAATCCTCCGCATTAACGCTATATGGCAATACCCTTTCGTATTTCCTGACAGGTAGGATTTGCCAAATTTGCCTAATATCACAGCCTTTAAAATTTTGAGCGTCCTTATCGGTTCGCCATACATCCGTTATAACATCCTGATACTGCCATACCAACTCCGCTTCCACCTCTCCGTCTAACATAAATTTATCCCCGTTGGGTAGATAGCAGTCGTGTGTTTGGACGGTGCGCTCGAATTGAGTCCATAAGGCATGGTCTTGTTTCATTCGACGTATTTCAGCCTGCTCTTGCTCGTCAGCCATTATAGCTGCGTCTCCGCGTGTCCAGTCCGATCTTGGCTCTTTGTCCCCGTAAGGATTTTTTAGTCGCCCTTTGCCGTTATTGGTTTGAATTTTCATGGTTAACTTTTTTATAGCTGCGATATGGTAAAAAGTTGTGCTGATATAGGTATTTAAAGAAATTCGTCGGAACATTGTAGCCCTCTTTTCTGTAGACTTTCCACGATGAATAACTTATGTGTATTATTACCCACCCAACAGGCATTATAAATAACAGCACATAGCAGAAGTAGTTTAATGCCTTTCTCATAAGTAAAAGTATTTAAGATAGTTTGGGGTAATAAACAAATCTTCGCCTTTATTATCAGTCAGGCAGTTATTGTCCGGCGAATCGTACATTTCATTTTTGGTGAATAGCTCACCCTGTCCGATTATATTAATGGTTTCCCGGCATTCGATCCGGCTACCCTTTTTGATCATTATTTCTTTAAGTTCCATAGCTAATTATTTTGAGTCTGATTAACGAGTTTAGCCTTATTAAAGGCTTCTAAAGCCTCTGATAATATTTCGCCGACTATTTCTATATCTCCGCGATAAACGATGTAACAGCCGTCTTCTTTCGAGCCTCCAATGCTCAATCTATTGGTTATCGGGTCTATTGGTTCTTTGACTATCTTAAATCTGAAACCATTTGGCGTGGTTAGTAAAATTGCTTTTTCCATTTTCTACTTAGTTTTCACCCACCCCAACTCAATTATCTCCTCCGGTGACAGGGTGCGTGGTTCGCCGGAGTGGGTGAGGTAGGTTTTCATTATTTCCTGCTGTTAAGTGTTTACTGTTGGGGTGGGTGGGTTAACCAATTGCCTTTTCGCATTTTTTACAGCGTTGCTTTTCAGGCAGTAAAAAGAATGTTTTTACGTCAGGGTTCGCCCGGTTAATGGCATTACTCTCTGTCACTTCGAGGCCGCAAAAGGTTTGGTCTGCCATTGATATTCGTAAATGGTGCTTTTTCATGATCTTCTTTAAGTTATTATTCTATTGTAGAGCCATCTGATTCCTATATTTCTATTTGTTTAAGCCGTTTTATTATGCACTTTTCGCATGTTGCAACAGTATCAACTTCATGCCATCCGTTCCCTCTTATGCCCGGTTTAGCACCACATAAGGCAGCATTCCCCCAATATCCGGCAGTTCCTTTCGGCAACGGCTCAACAAAATGAACAACGCTGCCTTTATCTCTTTCAAAGCCGTTAAATGCTCTGCCTGATTTTATTGCTGTTTTCATAATCTATCTTTTTTTAAACCTGTTATTTGTTTAGTCCAGTAATTCTATTCCCATTTGGCGTTGTTGCCGTACCTAAGCAGACATTGCAGGTTTTTAAATCCTTAGCTTGCTTGCTCTTGGTTTGATACATATTACCGCATTTTTTACAGCGGCATCTTACCGTTTGGCTCATGGCGTTATTTGTTTAGTAGGGATGGGGATTGGTAGAGGTTACCTTATTGAAAAGGTTCGCAACTTTCCGCGCAATCTTCCTGTTCGTCTAAGTCAAAATCATATTCAGCACCATCTGTTTTTAATGATTGATCGTCCCATCTATCAAATGGCTGTTTGCTTTCTTCAATCAATTCGTCTATGCTTTCACCTTGCCTAAAAAATCGGACTGGTGTTTTATCGGATCGCATCTTAGCGGGTTTAACCTGCTCATATTTGTTTTCCATGCCTCTATTCCATTCGGGCTGGCAATCGCCGTCCTGGAGTTGCGTTAATAGCTTACGCTTAGATTTTTTATGGCATAGATTACAGTTTCCCTCATAGTCTTTTAATTGTAAGTCAAAAGATTGGTTAAGCCAAAATACAGCAACATCGGCTTTATTAATATTCCAATCCCAAAGTGGATACCACTGGTGCTTTTCTTTTGCCTTAATGAGATTGACTCTTTTTGGTTCGTCTTTTCTGTATCCAATAACGGTGGTGTAATTCCTAAAATCGCCCCATCCAATCGATCTTGCATAGCTACGAATAGGATTAGTTTTTAACTCCCGCGTACAATGCTTGAATTTAGCATTAGGTATGCCATATTTCTTTATAACTTCTTCAAAAACCTCGCCTTTCCTTTTGGCTGTTTCAAAATTAACTACCCTGTGCGTAGATGATTTACGGCTCCCGTGATGCACAACGGCTTCAACCCATACAATCGGTAGTCCAAATATTGTTTCCAATTGATGAACAAAAACCAAAGTAGCTTCCTTCTCCCGACTGGTATTTGCAAAAACAAATATCATCTCATAAGCATCCTTAAACCTTTTCCATAGCATATATGCCATTAACGCCGAAGTTCTGCCGCCGCTTGTTGATATTAAAATCCGTGGCTTTCTCATGCAAAGTCTTTGTGAAATGGTTTAGCCTTACCCTCTAAGTCTCTGTTGAAATAGGATTCAGGAATATATCCAAAATCTGTTCTGCGAAATAATGTACCGTATTCGCCTCGATACTGGCGGAGATATTCCTTAAAGTCATCTTCGTATTTAAAATCATGTTTACTTTTCATAATCTATCTTTTTTAAACCTGTTATTTGTTTAGTAGGGATGGGGATTACCTATTTTAATTTTCTCTGATTTGCCGGGATTAAATACTTGGGTTCATACCAATGGTCGGTATCGCCCATCAATATTTTCATTTCAATTTTACCACGTACGGTAGTTATATTGATCCCGCCTACATTATTCTTATCTCCTTTTAGGAAATAGCTTCCTCCGGGTGGTATTTCAATAAGCTCAACAAATTTCAGTTCGTTGACTATTGTTTCGATAGTCTGAAACTCCCACCAACCCAATTGCCTGAATATATGAGGCATCTTAATTGCTTCATCCCAATGGACAGGTACAATATTGGGCACAATGTCATAATTTATAATATCACCGATTTTATGTGTACTACCGGGATAATCGGCTATTACCATTACTCGTTTATCTGTCAGGCTCATTTTCCTTTGGTTTTACTGCTTTTACTTTTGGGGTTGGATGGGGGGTTGACGCTTTAGTTGCCGTATTTTAGAATTGGCCTGTTTTATATAGGCCATTTGCTCGATAATTACAGCTTCTGCCTCTGTTTTTGCTGTACGGTAACTTTTTCCGCTTCTTAAAAATGATTGCTGTTCATTTAGTTTTAAACTTTCAATGATTTTAATAGCATCTTCTTTTGTAATGCCAATCTTAAACTTAACGTCGCCGTTGGTTTTACCATTGCGCCAAATGCTTTCCATAATTCTGTAGTCATCTTCCCAACGAAGTAATACACATCTATTATTCCATCCGGCTATTATAGCATCGGTATTAACCTCGCATTTACCAGTTTTATTTAATTTTGTTATAAAATCTTTTGCGTTCATCTCCCTAATCTTTTAAGTTCCAACCGTAACACTTCACATTCGTTAAATAGTTCCTCGTAGCTTAGTCCGTTCTCTGCCATCTTTATTAGTTGTCAAACCAAAAAACCACCCTGCTTTCAAAGCCCTGTTCTTCAAAGGAGTCTAAAATAGCCAACATGACATTATATTCGGGTTCTTTGTATTGTTGGCTATCTGGGTGTTGGTAGTATATTTCTAATTGCTTTTTATACTCGTCGCGTGTTAGCCACGTATGCGAGTGCCAGTCAGAGGCAAAAACCCGCGTTTTGCTTTCGTCGGTATATGTTGTATATCCTTTTTTGATATATTCGTGTGCTCTTTCTTTTGAAATATACCCGCTTTCATCATTATCATTTTCATCCACTATAAAATCAGATACATCAGTAATAGTGTAGTATCCCAATGTTTTAAATGGCGGAAGTCCTTTTGGCTCAATTCCGTTTTCATTATCGCTCCTTACTCCTTTTGATAATAACCCAAACATATAGTAATTCCTACCCGGATTTATTCTACTGCCAAAATTGGTGAATTGCTCGCGGTCGTTGTCGCTGCGCTTGTACTCAACGTACATGTGTATATCGCATCCCATAACTTTATTTATTTAATTTGGTTAATTTCTGCTTTTGAATTTGTAACTGTTCGTACATTTCCCGAACAGCCTGTGACAATGCGCCCCTTTCAACTCCTTTTGAGTATTCTTCCCTTATTTTATTCTCAAGGGTAGCTGGCAGTATTATTTGGTATGTTGTGTACCCGAGACCTATCTTGTTGTAACATTCTTCGCGATATTTTTTAATGAAAACTTTCTCGTGTTCGGTGTAATTTCCGTCCTCGATTATGAATAAAACATCCATTTTTGGATTAGAGCAATTCCCATCGTTAAATGCCTTTTGCATTGCCTTGTTATTATGCTTATTTCGCCTTAGGGTATTTAAGTGATGGTTTAGTCTTGCTTTTAAATTAACGGTTTGACCTATATAACAAATTGGGTTATTGTCAAAACTTAATTTATATACATATCCTGTTTTCATAAAACAAAGATAGACATTTTTATGTCACTTCCAAATTTATTTGATATTTTTTTTCAAAATAGTCTGCAATCTTTTCAAAATCCCCCGGCAACCATCTTTTATTGCGGTTATTATTATTTTTATCACTGATGATACGGGCGTTGCCAAACACTTCTTTGGATATAACGGACATATTAAATTCGTTGCCATTTATTACTTCTGTTACAGTCATGTACAAATATGACATTTAATTGTCTATAATCCAAATCTTATTTTCCCTACATTTAAAGAAAAAAAAACAAACATGCCGGGAACAGACGCATTACAGGCTTAAATTGATGCTTTAGAAGCACAGGTAGCCGCAGAAAAACTACAGGAACAGAACGATGAAAACTCGCTTGCGGGTAAAAAAGCACTGCTGGACAAGTTACAGTTCATTAACCGTATTGAGGGTTTAAGTGATGATGATATAGCTTACGTTAATAATGCTATGTCTAATGATGGTTCTACGCTATCTATTGTTAGGTCTTAAGATTAAGGGGGAGATTTATTTCTCCCTTTTCTTACTGTTCAATTTTTGCAACTGTACTATTCATGCGATGCCTCTCCTCTTAATAGAAGACCATTAGAAAGCCTTTTGAATACAGTGCCTTTATCACTAAGGAAGTAGGCTTGCCCGGGGAACTTCTCAAAGAAGCTGCGCCTGTTGTGGCCTGTCTCGACCTTTTCTACGCGCTTGTAGGACTTAATAAGGTACAAGTTATTAAAACTTTTCTGTATTCGCAAGCCCGTTGACTGGCTTCTTTCACATAATTCACCTATTTTTTTATTGCTCAATGTAAGGTCGTTTACTAAGTAACTTTCAGCGTTTAAGTTAAGACGTTTGGCTTTCTTATAAAGTCTTTTGGCGACCTTGTAAGGAAATCTTACGCCCTGCATGAATTTTAAGACGTCGTTACGCGAGTTATACTCCCTGAACTGGCAATGAATATTTCTTTTTATTAAAGCGAACCTTAAAAGGTCACGCTGCTGTGACTTGTTGTTGCTTACTCCTATGGCTATTAATTTGCCTTCAAAACTATTAGTTGATTTAAGGTGTAGGTAGCCTGCGGAATAATGGGCTAATCCCTGCTTAATTAGTACCGAAATATGCGTTTTTACCGTCGTGGGGCTACAATTGATACCTGCAGAAATTTTCCTTAATGACGGGGCGTAAATAACTGGCCTGTGGTGGAGTTTCTTCAACCAGACGTAGTAACATAAGCTATCAAGCCAATATCCCTCCACAGCGTCTTTAATTAGCTGTAGGGGCAGGTATAGTTTACTTACGTAGGGGGTGTGCAAATACTCCATCAATACGATATAAAAATAAACCCGTATCAAGAAGGCTGATTTGCACGGCAGGCCTTAACTTTGATACGGGTGATGTGTATATGATCGTATTTGAAGTGTTCTATTTTTTTGAAAGTTGCCGTGCCAGACTTCTTTAACACAACAAAAGTAGTAAAAATGTTTTAAAATACCAAATCAATTTCTTATATTTGGGTGTCAGCAATGAAGCTGATATAAAAATGTTGCAAAAAATGTCACACTTCACAGTTTTGGTCGTGGGTAACGACCCCGAAAAACAATTGGCACCCTTTAATGAACAACCTAAAAAAGGTAGCCCTTATTTAAAATTTGAAGATAAAACAGATGAGTTTCTAAAAGAATACCAAACAGGAACTACATCTGAATTTTACTGCTCATCTTCAAGTTCGTGGGGAGCAGAAATATCTAACGATTTATTTAATAAACTTAAGGAAAATCAAGTTGGATTTGAATCGGATTACGTAGTAAGAAAAAACTTCGGATCGTATTTTAAAAATAGATGTCGATATAGGGCTTACGAAAGGGATGAAAATAATAAGCCTATTTTTACATCTAAACAATGGTTTGAGGTAATTGGTGTAAAAGAAACTACCCATCCGGATATGGATGTATGCTTTGAAGGAGTTGTTAGAATTAAGAAAATAGATGCCCCTAAAGAACTGCCATTAAACGTTATGTATTCTACATTCGATGATTTCATTAGTAATTATCATGGAATTGAATCCGAACCGGACGGCAAGTACGGATATTGGAGAAACCCTAATTCAAAATGGGATTGGTTTACATTAGGTGGTCGGTATTCTGGTAAAATACAGCTAAAGGTAGGTACAACCGGGGAAACAGGCAAAAGTGGTGCTTTCGATAATGAAGTTGGAATCGATAGTGCAAAGAAAGGCGATATAGCCAATCTTAATGAAATACAAACATTTGCCGTATTAAAAGACGGGCAATGGTATGAACGCGGTGAAATGGGTTGGTGGGCATGTGTTTCTAATGAAATGACGGATGAGCAATGGGATGCTGAATATAATAAGTTGATTTCTGATTTACCAGATGATACGTTATTGAGTATTTATGATTGTCATATATAATAACCCGTAGTTTCCGCAACATTCTGCGGGATTATGGATTAGGCTATCTTCGGGTAGCCTTTTTCATTTCTATACGCATTTGTTTGAAATTGTCAAGTGTTTTTCTTATATTTACGCATGAAATTTATTCGGGATAAACTCCATTAGGGCATATTAACGCCCATTGGAGACAATGAAAAGGCAAAAAAGGTATTGGACTTTTACCGAAAAACAAAAAAGGAAAACCAACAAACCAAATTGGTCAATGGCATGGGGTAAGGCTGAAAACTGGTTGTGTAAACAGCAAAACAACCATTGGTGCAGACGAAACTTAAAAGACATATTCGACGAGGATTATATCCATCCAATTCGAACTGGAAGAAACACAGCCAAATGGCTTTATTGGTAAGTATAGTTATTTGGTAAGCTATTGCGAAAGTGGTAGCTTTTTCTTATTTTAGTCCTATGAGAAAAGTAATTGAATGGCTTGTTTGTCCGCCTGAAAGTGTTTATAAGGTAACATTCGTTATTTCGGCAATATTTTTAGCTACTGTATTCCTAATAGGGCTTTTGAGTGAGGCATAAATGGACTATCTAACCATAGTATTTATAGTTTTAGCATGGCTTGTATTAGCTTTGTTAGCTGCTTATGTTGATAGTGTAAGGAAAGAGAAATGGTGATGAATAAGTTTGAACGTAGATTAAAAGGGGAGCTGAAAAGAAAGCAACGGGCTGTTCATTATCCCGGATGGATTAATAATTTTGTTTTGCGCGATACAGGAAAGCCATGTTCCTGCATGATGTGTTCTCCGGGTAAAGTTCTTTGCAATGGCGAAAAGAAAAAAGAACGTAAAGAATTTATGCTCCAAATAGAAAGTGATATTGATGAGGGCATTGATGGAGACTACTTGCTAAGTTACATAAAAACTGCCTGCTAATGGAATTAGATCAAAACGGATTAGACTTTATAGCCGCACAGGAGGGTATAGTATTGCATCCCTATAAGGACACTAAGGGCATACCCACAATCGCAATCGGAAATACGTTTTACCCTGACGGTACAAAAGTCACCATGTCAGACCCGACAATAAACATTAAGAGGGCTTATGAGATATTTTCAGCCGTTTCTAAAGACTTTCAGAAGGCGGTGAGTGATACTAACCCCAACCTCAATCAAAATCAATTTAACGCCTTATTTTCGCTTTGTTATAACATAGGTATACACGCTTATCAAAACTCGACCGTTCACAGGCTTGTATCAGCAAACCCTAACGACCCCGATATTGGTGAGGCCTTTGAAATGTGGCGCAACCCACCTGAACTTTTGAAAAGACGAAAGAGAGAGGTTGATTTGTATTTCTCATAACTTTCTTTACCTTTAATGAACTAAAATAAAAAATTCACTATTTTAGAGTATTGATTAAAACTAAAATAAGATAAAAAAAGAGCAAATGAAGAAAAGCCCAATCTATTCCTTAAACTGGAATGACGCCCTTAAAGGACTGTTAATGGCAGTAGGAACACCCGCTATTTTAATCATTCAGCAGACCATAGCTAATGGCGCACTAACTTTTAACTGGAAACAGGTAGGTATGGCAGCTATCGCAGGCGGTGTGGCTTACCTTATTAAGAATTTCTTTACGAATTCAGAACCCATCAAAGAAGTAACTAAAACAGAAGATGGTACAGTTACTAAAACAGTAGTTAAAACAGACCAAGTAGATGTTAAGGCAGGGAAATAGTTTATTTAAAAACTGAACTATAATCAAAAAATGGATGACATTGTTTGGCAAAGGAAACTAAAATCTCCCTTTCCCAATATGGCATATTATTCCAATCGCTACTTGATATAATAGACCAAAACATCATCGGAGGTGTAAGCATTCTAACTATCATAACTTTTAAAATAAGCCCCCTAAGTCCAAACGACCGGGAGCTAAACTGAAACAGAACCTAAAAACTATTTCAGTTGTTTCTTTATTTAGTACCTTTAACAAAATGCTGAAAGGCTCTTACACCTTTATATCTTCCCCCGTAGGAACATATTGAACTTCTTATAGATTTAGCAGGGATGTTTAAATCCTTGCCAGCCTCAACAGCATTTACATATATCTTGTCATTTAACAAGCAATAAACAGCTTTAAATTTACTTGGTTGTGAATAGGTCTTTACGCTCCTTGCTGAAACTCTGCCCAATTCCCTAAATGAATGCAAATTATTTTCACTATCAGTTGCCCATTCCAAGTTTTCCACCCTATTGTCCGTTTTGATGCCGTTTTTATGATTGACGGTTCTTTTATTTTCAGTATTAGGGATAAACACCGACGCAACAATTCTATGGAAAATAAATTTCTTTTTAACTCCATCTTTTGATAAAGTTATTTGTTTATAACCGTGAACATTATTGCTACCAAAGGTTATATTACTCGGACACATGATGGAGGTGTTGCCCCTTTTTACCAAATGTGGGACTGTTTTTATTCTGCCGAGATTAGAGACTTCGTAAAAGCCCTCATATTCTGGAATTGGTTTCCAAATTTCTTCTATCTTTGCCATATTCTTTATTTGTTGCACTATAAAGATAGTAAAACGCCCCGTTTATTCAAAATATTCAGGGCGTTTTATTTTAGTGAACTCCTTTGACAAACTTTTGGAATGCGAACTCTACGACGCCGAGGCTAAGAGTGACCCAATTAAGTTTTCCGGTTGACATGAATTGAGCCGCGAACGAGGCCACATCCTGCCACAGAGCGTTCCAACCGCTATCGGTTATACCTGCTTGCACCTTGTCAGCGAAGTGGTCTAAAACGTCCTTAATTTGCCCTGTATCAACACCGAGGTCTTTACCTACATGAAGTATCACTCCCCTTGCAATGTCCTCTGATACGCCTAATTTAGTGGCAATGGCGGTAACTGCCGCATCTTCACCCTCTTTGTAAACCTCTTTTAGGGTTTGGCTGATGTTTACGCCCTGTACTAAGGCATCTTGCTGCTCTTTCGGCAACTCGTTAAAAGAGTTCTTCGCATGGCTGAACAGGTTGGCAAAAAAATGCCCGATTGAATTAATGATTGAAGCTAATGACATAATATTTGATTTTGATTAAATGTTACTAATTTGATTGTTTCGTCTTGCCCCGGTGAATTGTTGACGAATTGAACCATAAAAAGTTTTCCCTTTAGGGGATAGTGCATACTTTAAAATGGTATCGGCGGCATGTTTGCTCAAATGAACCATGACAGGATTGCGCTTTTTTTCACGCTCCGCCCTTGTTACAGCCCGTCTCGCGTCCTTGAATTTAGCAGTTTCTTCTGCGGTGTACTCTTTTTTATCTGTTTTCATATTTACTAAGTTACATTATTTTACCCATCTAAGAGTTATCATACACCCTTGATACCTATCTTTCAATACTTCTTTGCAAGGGTGGCTGTCAATCAATTCCCCACCAAAGAAACAGTTCCAATAAAGGACACCACGTCTCCGTTTCTTTTCTTTTGCTCCAGTGGTATGATAGCCTTGCATTATTTTATTCCGTGTTTACGTTTTATTTTCCAAACAATATACTGTACGCTCCAAATGGCTACCTGCACCTTTATATAACGCCACGCATCAATAATGACTCCCAAAATGCCCAATAATAGAAAACTTGAAAGAAATGCTCCTATTATAAACAAGTCCGAACTGAAATAGTGATTTGTACTTTCATGGAACTCTTTTTCATCCCTTGTCAATAAAAAAAAGCTGATAGAAAAAAGAATTATATATATTATTGCGAGTACCATTATTCAGTTGTTTTGCTTATATTTAAGTTCAAAATCGTTCTTTTATTTCGTGGGTTATAGTAAAAACATTTCAGTTTCCCATAACTCGCCACAACATGAGCACCGATGAGTATGCCAATTACCGACTGTTTTATAAGTTTGCCAATCGTGTCCTAAAAAGTAGCATTTGATCTTTTTCATATCTTATTCTCCCGTTTGAGGGTTAATGTGAGTATCAGAGGCTTCTGCGCTATCCTGCTCAAAAGTATCGGGGGCTAAAAAAGTAGCCGCTTCTTCGTTAACAGCTTCTTCAATTGCTTCTAACGACCCGTTATACTGACTTATGTTCCACTTACGGGCAATTTGTAATATGCGTTCTTTTGTCATTTTGTTGTATCTATATCAGTAATATAAGAATGTTCGTCAATCCACGTACTTGTATCAATGTTTTGCGGATGGGTAGGGTAGGTGGTAGTAAAAGAAACTGCTTCACCGCCAGTATTTTTACCAATTATGGGTAACTCCTTTTGGTGAGCCTCATAAACTAACCGGGCAATGATTAAAGGAACTACGATAAGTGAGATTAAAAAGGCAATTGTGAGCAGGGAAAGGATGCGCTTCTTCATTTTAGGTCAGGGTTAAAAATTCATCAGGCATATATTCAAGCGCGTCAATAAAAATGAATTTACCAATTTGCTTTATTCTTTTTTGTTGGGTATGACCTACGACTTGTAAAATGTCATCCGAAACGGCATCAGACATTAGGCTTGCTGGTCTTACCCAAATAGGAGTTTGGCATATTTCTTCTCCGTAAGGGTCGTATCTATCACCGGAAGTAAACTCAAATTTATACGGTTGGTTAATAAACAATTCGTTTATTTTTTCAGATAGGTTGTCAATATCCCAATCGGATAAATTAGCATCAGCCCATGTTTTAGTAACCCCTGCATGGGTGAATAAGATAGGTATATGTTCGGTTGCTTCCATGTGAGAAGCTTGTAAAAACCCTTGCTTTAATGCATCGTTAAGCAAATCTCGAATATCAATTGCTCGGGCTACTTCAAAACCTGAATACCTAAGTTTAAAATCTCCCATGTAGTGAAAATCATGGTTGCCTATAAGCAAAACAACGGTTTCAGGGTGTAGCTTTTTGAACTTTATTATTTCTTTAAAGTTTTCTATTTGCTCATCCTGTGTAATATCGTAGTGGGTATCAAAATAGTCACCGATAAATATAATCCGCCCGTACTGCGAAATATCTTCATTCAAAAGAGTATTCCAACAGGTTCTGCCGTGAATGTCGCCTATGGCTAATACTTTCATTTCTTTAAAGGTTTTTTAGTTGTATCAACTTTTGATTGTTCAGCATAGCTTTGGTTAAAAAGAGCCTGTATCTGCCCGATAAAGCCAACAATAGGAACACCTGTACTCATCGGCATTTTAGATTTAAGGATGCTGTCACGGCTTGCGTTTGCTGCTGCGTTAACGTAATCCAGTTGGCTTTTCGTGAATTGAATGGTGTACTGCTTTTCAGCTTTCTTTGGTTCTTGAGCCGAAGCATTTAGGGCAAAGGCAAGTAAAATAAAGGTTAAGTATTTCATTTGATTAAATTAATTATAAGTGAAAATAAAGTCATTGATAAAAGTAACGCCCATACCATTGTACTTATGTAGTGTTCTCTTTTTATTGAGACCATTAGCATAGTTAAACACGTTACATTAGCTAAACAGCCCATAAATATTGCAAATAAGTGTACCATTTTTATACCGTCTGGTCTATGACATCGTCTGTTTGTATCTTATAAGTCTCTATCAACCTCAAAGCCGTTAATCTCATTTCAAAGCTATTGCCATCATAACGTCCTATACCCACCCAAAAGCACCACCACAAGTGTTGCTATAACCTAACCTCAAGGTCAGTGTAGCGTCCTGCTTTGATGATTATTCTATACCTTGTCATGCTGTGCCGTTTTGTAAATTTTTCAATCGTTCGTCCCACATTTTCAAAGTTTCAGCGCTAAATGAAGTGTACTTTAATATTTCGTGTTCGTTAATATTTTCAAGCATGGTTAAGGGCACACGTACATTTATTTGCTTTGATTTTTCAGAACCAATAGGACGGCCTGCTGATTTTTTATTTTCCATGTTTATAACTGTCTTTTACTGCCAAAGCCCCATTTAAGGGGCTATAGACAAAAGCGCATAGAGCTTTCAGAACTACACGTCAATACCTGTAATCTCTTTGAACTTTTTCGAGTCGAAGTTCGGTAAATCCAAAAATATTTTTTTATTTTTATCTGTAAGGTTGTACCACATGTTTGACCAAGCCTCGTGCATTGAAATTCTTTTTAGATAACCGCCAGTTGTTTCGTGTGTTGGAAATTTGGCTTTTTCTTCATCGGTCATATCGGATGAGTAAATCCAAATATTAGGATTAAGACAATTTGCCATAATGTTGTACGCGGCGTGATTTTCCCATTGGCGAACGGTCATTCCTTTTACCTCTTTGTCGAATAGTAAAACTTTGGGGTCGTTATCGGTGCAGAATGCGCCGGAGTTCCTGTAGCCGGAGTTACTGTCGCCGGAGTTACTGTCGCCGGAGTTCCAGTTGCCGGAGTTCCAGTTGCCGGAGTTACTGTTGCCGGAGTTCCAGTTGCCGGAGTTCCTGTCGCCGGAGTTCCTGTAGCCGGAGTTACTGTCGCCGGAGTTCCAGTTGCCGGAGTTCCAGTTGCCGGAGTTCCAGTTG